CCCAATGTCAGTTATCAAGCCGTGGTGTTGGTTGGATTGTATGGTGCCAGTATCACACACATGGGCGATATAGCTACATGGCGTCAATGGATGCTCAACGACAAGCTCATTATTGAGGATGCCGCACAGCATTGGTTGGCTGCCGACTGCCAACGTATTGGTAAAGCCGCTGCCATTAGTTTTGATCCCATGAAGAACTTGCCAGCCTATGGCAATGGTGGTGCTGTAGTAACAAATGACAGTGATATATTACATTTTGTTCGTTCCTGGAGAGACAACGGTAAAAGCACACACAACGAAACAGGAACTAATAGTCGCATGAGCGAACTAGATTGTGCTCATATGTTGGTCAAATCGCGACACATTGACACATGGCAGTTACGTAGATCTAAGATTGCTGGCTATTGGCGTGAACGATTAAAAAAATCAGATATACGTTGTCTGATTGATCAAGACAATTATCATGATCATGCTTACCATAAGTTTGTGATAGATATCAACAACAGAGATATACTACAAAAAAATCTTGCCATACGCAAGATTGAAACCAAGATACACTATGTCCAGCCGCTTCACGAACTTGGAACTTTTAGACAGTATCAAGGTCCAGACATTTTGAGCTGTGCATCAGCACTGAGTAGACGTGTGTTGACTTTACCGTTGTATCCCGAGCTGTCAGATCTAGAAGTTGAGTATGTTATTGATCAGGTGTTAGATTGCGCTTGAGCAAGGCATAACTGGCCAACCACGCCCACTCATAGCTCTTTTTGAGCTCATCAAATTCACCATTAACAGATTCATAGTAATCCACAGCATCCTCTGCGCCCCATCGGCTCCATTCTGAGTTTATTACAGCTTCGGATATTGGTCCTAGCCAACGATTCAATCTATACTGGCTCTCTACATCTGTTTGACCTTTGAGTTTCAAACACTCACGGAATGCTGTACGCCACGCTGACCATTTACTATGAGCATACTCTGCTGTTCCTGATAACAACGGTACCACTTCATGTTCATCATCCAAGGTAAAGTCCAGTCCACGTCCTGGATTGGCCAACACTAATCGTTTATTGTAGGCAATCATAGCTTGGTGGCCATATTCTAACCCATTGACAGGATTCTTTGCATGGAAGATATAGTGCTTGGCCTGTTGCATACGGTCAGGTTGCCACGACCAATCAAAGTCTGACTTGACTCTTAGTTTAGCAAATACAGCAAAAAACCAATCAGTTTCACTGGCTTGAGCTGCCGCATGATAAGCAGCCGCCCGACCATTTACACCATCACTACGCACCACATTGTTTGGCTTCATGTATATTGATTCTAGTAGACTGGTCCAGTTGCTTTCAGCGTTGGGCTCGCCGTTGCTGATGAACACTATGTCCAAAGGACAATCATTGCTCAACATACGATGTGTTTTGTCAATGTTAGGATAATCATACAGTTGCTTTTTAAGATAATTTTTAGCTTCTCTAGGAACTAATACAGACCCTGCGCCCGGAGTCAACGGAACTATAGTTTTCATCTTCTCGCGCCACAAGTTAATAGCAGGGGGATTTTCTACAGGAGTGTTTCGAACAAATTGCACCACTGGATCTTGGAAATCGTGTTTCCATACAGCAGGAACCTGACTGTCATTGTCATGCTGGACCACCGGTACAGGGCGTCTTGGCACAGAAACATCAGGAACAAAGTGTATGGTATCAAACCATTCCAACAAGGCCAGTTCGGACGTTTTTTGCATAAAGCTGGGCACGTGAATATAGAACGTGTCCCCAAACTTTTGTTCATTGCTGGCAAACACATGCAACATGTCTTGTTGCCATTCACTAGGATGCCAGGTAAAATCAAACTTACTGTAGTCGCACACGCTACTCACAACCCACACATATTCATGTGTTGTTTTGGATAGTATGCGTCTCAGTGTGCCAAGATAGTCTGAAATGTATCTTGTTTTTTCTCTGCACATGATTGACAACCCATTACCATGATCAATACCAATGCGTGGGTGGGCGCCAATTTTTCGTATTTCTGGATGATTCCTATTGACTTCTTCTGTGGCCACTTTTGGTACCAAATATGTTCCGCCGTTGTCTTGATGCTGACTGGGCCATACATGTATCTGGGCCGACTCCCAAGGCACTGGTTCCCAAGACCAGTCAAAGTCTGAATAATCATTGTGGCCGTCAACAATCCATAAGTATCTCGTGCGACTCATTTCACGTGCATGTGCCAAAGAATCTGCTTTTCGTTCGTGCGGAAATAAATGAGTGGGATAGTTTAGGTAAAAAATATCAAACATGATTCGTATCGATGAAATTTATTATAACATCTTTGTTAAATTTTCGCAATCAAATTCTCTCAATTTAGATATACAATGGTTTGACCCTTTTGGATCCAGCGCATTTTCTGACTTGTGCAACTCGGAAGTTTTTGCAAAAAGAAGAATGTTATTTTGGGATCAGGAGCTATTACAGCACGAATTGATTTCAAGTTTTTTTGATCAGTATTTGTCTGTTTATAAAAACGGGCCATACACCATAGTAACATCTGAAGCCGAAAGCGATTCAGTTAAATGGGTGTGTAATACTTATGGTTTTGACAGCTCATATTATTTCTTTCATGGCTGGGCCGCATTGGATTGGTATCGTGGGTATGATCGCACTTGCTTGTACACTCCATTTAGGCATAGAAACATTAACAAAACATTTTTATGCCCAAACAACATCATTGGAGGGAAACGGCGTCACCGACTTGAACTATTAAGCGAGCTGGTTGATCGAGAATTAGTTTATAACAATTTAGTAAGTTTTCCTGATCAATGCCCATACGAAAACAAAACAGTGGCAGAATTATGCAAAGAATACAATATAAATTTGGCCAGCGTTGACCTTCCTTTGAAAATTGACACAGGAACCGACTACGCCAAGAATAGCCATGCCATTGACATGTGGTCGTTGGCTGATCAAACGTTGTTACATGTGATAACTGAAACTGCCTATTACGGAAAAAAACTTCACTTAACCGAAAAAACATTTAAACCTATTGTAATGCAACAACCGTTTGTACTGGTGTCAACACAGGGCAGTTTAGAATATCTCAAAAGATACGGATTTAAAACATTCAGCAACTTCTGGGATGAATCCTACGATGAGTCTAATGATGATACTAGAATCTTAAAGATTGGAAAACTTTTAAAAGAACTTGATAATCTTTCAATGAAAGAAAAACAGCAGTTACAGCAGGCATTGATTCCTGTAGTGGAACATAACTTTAATTGGTTCTACAGTCAAAATTTTGAAAACTTATTATGGTCTGAATTAACCACAATGATGAAATCATGGCTTTGACATTTTGTATAGATAACATTATCAACGGAAAACCGTATCCCAATGCCGCAACCTGGCAGGCCCAACCATACACTCCGGAGTGGAGACAATTTAGCACAAATTGGCCTTACAGTGAACCTGTGCATTTTTTTGAATATCTAGATAGCAATGGCATTGATTATAAGTTTGTTCCTTGGACCCAGGCAACAAAACAAACATTGTACCCTATAAGTATTAGTTATTTTGACTTTGGAGTTGATTGGTTTGCTATTATTCCATCAATCATTAGAGAAAAATTAAGATCTAAAAGTATGACCATATGGTTCTTTTACAGTGAAGCTGATAACCCCCAAAAGATACAACAGCATCTGAGACAACTTGCAGCCAAGCATGAAGTACCCATGGAATGCGTACAGTTTACCAGTGCAAATAGCTCAGCTGATGGTATTCCTAGATTTCATTACTTTGCTGATGATGAATGTTTGTATCAATTAAGAAATAAAGATGCACCTATTGAGTTTCACACTCGCCCTAGATCAAAAAAATTTACAGCGTTAGTAAGAACACACAAGTGGTGGCGAGCAGCCACAATGGCAAGAATCTGGGATCAAGGGCTTCATCAGGACGGGTACTTTTCTTACAACAGCGATCTAAGCACCGGAGAACACTGGCGTGAGTCCCCTGTGCGTATTTTAAACTTTGTTGGGTTATTCGACAAAGTAAACAATTTTCTATCTCAATGCCCGTTTATTGCCGATGAATTAGATAGTGCTCAACACAATTTATATTCATCAACTGTGAAAGAACACTTTGAAGACAGCTACCTCAATGTTGTATTGGAAACACATCTTGACTGCGATCAAAGTGGTGGCGTATTTCTAACAGAAAAAACATTTAAGCCAATCAAACACAGCCAACCTTTTATTATATTTGGCGCTGTGGGTACCATTGCAAAATTACAACAAATGGGCTATCGTACTTTTGATCATGTGATTGATCACAGTTACGATTCTATAGAAGACAATACCCAGCGTTGGGACCGTGCGTTTAAAGAATTTGAAAGGTTGATGTCAATTGATTTGCATCAGATGTACATTGACTGTCAACAGGACTTACTACACAATCAGCAGTTATTTTTAGCTCCCAAGACGGACCGTTTAAATACCCTACTTGAAAGAACTCAACAATATGCAACCCTTAGTAAACAGTTATACTAGTTGGCAACCCTTAGAAGAAGTTATTGTAGGGCGGGCCTATGACCCTGAATATTTTGATTTTATTGAAAGCCCGCAGGTACGCAATCAATTACAACAAATCTTATCTGAGACCAAAGAAGATTTAGATAATCTACAAAAGATCATTGAAACCTATGGCGCCACAGTGCGTCGTCCTGAATTGCCTAACAAAGACATATTTCAATTAGCACAAACACAAGGGTTTGGTGCGCCGTTACCGCCACTCACACCTAGAGATTGGCAAATTTCATTGGGACAAAAATTGCTAAGAGTGTTACCAATCAACGAACTTGACAATATTTGTCGGCTATATGGCAATCAAGTAATTGATCCGCACGGTGGTACTTGGAAAGACGATTGCATTTTAAACGGAGCTTCGGCCAGTTGTATTGTGCGTGTAGGGCGTGATGTATTTTTTGATAACAGTGACTTCTTAAAACCTGAACAGACCCGTTGGATTGTAGACACTGTATTGGGTCCTGAATATCGCATACATGAAGCAGTCACAGATGGACATGGCGATGCTGTATTTGCTATATTAAAACCTGGTGTGATACTATCAAGTAAACACGATCAGAATTTAAATTTTGAAAGAGACTTTCCCAATTGGGAAGTTTGCAAGGTTTGGGACAGCTCAATTTGGGCAGCCATGGAAGTTGGCAAGTTCAAGGAAGAAAATTTTAATGGACGTTGGTATGTTCAAGGTCAAACACCTACTCCAGAGTTTTCAACCTTTGTTGACGACTACCTGAATAAGTGGACTGGTTTTGTCAGTGAAACTGTGTTTGATGTAAACTGCCTGGTACTAGACGAAGAAAATGTTATTTTTAGTGCCTACAACAAACAGGTATTTGATTTTTGTACCAAGCATAAGATCAATCCTATCATTGCCGAACTACGACACAGTTATTTCTGGGACGGTGGAGTAAGTTGCTGTACTCAAGACATACGCCGTCGTGGCGGATTAGAAACTTATCTTTGATGAAGTTGTGCTTTTACCTCTATGCGGGTTGAGCACAATCAAATCTTTGGAATGAAATCTCCAAGGCAACACTTGCTCTCCTAGATGTTTGTCTACTGCTTGCGCACCGTTGGTGCGAGCATAGTCAATCAAACGTTGCGCTTGTGCAGGTGTTAATGTATAAGCATACGACCCTTTACTCCAAAGACCAAATGCTGGATTAACTTTGCATTCTGCAGTTGTATAAAGTTTTACTAGAGTTGATTCAATATCTAGATCAGTGGGCCAAGGTGCTGTTACTACGGCATCATGTTCCAAGATAACTATGGGTCGGTCAGTGTCTACACAGCGATTCCACAAACGCCAGTGACTTATCCAACAACCTTGTGCTCCTGGTCTACGTGGCATTTTTCCGTTACTTGACATTTGTACCCCAACGGACTTCCAAGTTTGTTCTGTGACTGTATGACCATTTACTGCTGGAAAGACTTCAAATGCCCATCCATGTTTTTTAAGACTTGCTATGCAATCATTGACAACTCGTGATGTTGGGTGTGCAATTACATAGCAATGAGGTTGATTCATTAACTACAGACCTTTACTCCATACAGTTGTTCAAAGCGATCGGCATCTGCTCGATCGTTGACCATGGGTTCACCACGTATGTTTAAACTGGTGTTAAGCAACATGGGACATCCTGTTTCCACATACCACCTCTCTAGCAGTTGTCTAATGCCCGATCCACAATCTTTGCTCACAGTTTGTACACGGCTAGTACCATCTACATGTATAATTGCTGGAAACTGGTCAGGATGACGGCAATGTGCTACTACCTGCATGTACGGACTGCTTGTGTAGTTTTGAGGCATGTCAAAATAATCGTTGACACACTCTTCTAGTATTACTGGAGCGAACGGTCTAAATTGTTGGCGACGTTTGATTTCATTTACACGATCTTTTATTTCTGGGCCGCGGGGGTCTGCAAGCAGACTTCTGTTTCCCAAGGCTCTGGGGCCAAACTCTGCACGACCACTGGCCACACCAACAATTTTATTGACCAAAAGCTCGTCGATAATATTATCGACAGGATAAGCACCAGGAATGTCATGACCAAGAAAGGCGTTTTTCCAATGTATCTGTTTTCCGTAAGCCAGCGCCGCACTGCCCAGACTACTGCCAGCATCGCCAGGATTAGGCATAATCCAAATGTTATCAAAATAATTTCCTAGGTTTCTATTTGCCAAACAATTTAAAGCAACACCGCCCATGTAAACCAAATTGCGTGACCAGCCAAAGTCTCTGGCACGTTGCATTACATTATATATCAAGGTTTCAACTAGATCTTGTGCGCCTGCGGCCAAGTCATAGTTGCTGATATAGTCTAAATATTTAGGATCTACACCAGCATGTAGATTTTGTTTAAATGTCATGTCCCAATCATTGTCGACAAAATCGTGTTTAAGTAGCTCACTGAATCCACGTTCACCGTAGGCAGCCATGCCCATGGTAATGTATTCTTCGTCTAGTGGACGTAGGCCAACACGTTGCGTGATTGCTGTATAAAATAATCCAATGCTGTGTGGGTATCGTTGTCCCCATAGCCGATGATACTTGGCCTTGCCATCAACATAATGCGCACCCCAAATACTGATAGTGTCCCATTCACCAATGGCATCAATTACAATCACTGTGGCCTTGGTGTACGGACTTGTTTGAAATCCTGCGGCAGCATGACTTAGATGATGTGGGTAGCTGACTTCATTTTTTGCAGGGTGTTGATACCATGCACCTAGGTGCTTGCGAAGTGCGCCACGTGTAGTCCAGGGCTCTGTGATCTGTTGTCCAGAATATAACTGCCGTAAATTATGTAGCCAAGGCCGTTCGTACCAGGCCACAGTATTGTACTGCCACTTGCACAATTCAGACAACAGTGCATCACATAAGTTAGAATCATTCTTGACTTTGCTGTAGCGTTCTGAGTGGCCGGCAAAAACTATTTCACCATCTGAGTTGATGACTGTGGCTGCCGCATCGTGGAACCCTGCACTGATACCAAGTATGTGTTTCATTTGTAGATGAAAGGATCTCGTTTGCGAAGTTCTTTTAATTTTTTACGATAACGTATTTCAAGTTTGATCCTATTGATCAAGTTGCGTAACCATTTCATTTGTTGCTTCCTATAATATTGATCTGACGTTGTGCATGGTCTGGATCGCTCCAGCAATAGTCGTAGACTGCGCGAGCATCCGTGGTACGCACACTGTACACATCAAGATGTGTATTTAGGCGTTTCCAAATAGCTTGATAATCATTTGTCCAGAATGTATCTATTAGGTCGACTTGTCCAATTTGTGGATGGCCGATGGTCAGTGCAGGATCGTCAGGATTAAACCCATTCACCGCAAGCCATTCACGAAATTCTTTCAATCGTATCTTTTGCCATTCATAGTTGCCTGGGTTATTGGCCCACTCTATATCAAAGTCACCAGCGGCTTCAGTTTGACTGCGTAGGGTGGTTGATACTAACTCGCCAACTCTACTGTCTCTGCCCTCGTCCTGAAATACTTCCCAATGATGTTTTCCTACTGCTTTGTTTACTCCAACAAACACTCCACCCAGAGGTCTATTGATTGTTTCTATACCAAACAGTTCATAGTCAGCCTCATCTAACACAAAGCGTGGAGCATTTAGCCAACACATCAATTGACTAGGACGTTGCCATTCAGGTGCTTCTATTTGTTTACGATAACTCAGTGCCCAGGATTCAAATTCGTGACACAACAAGTTAAGCTGACGTATATGCCAACGTGTGGCAGAGTCTGCTCGCAGATAATATTCTTTAGGAGCTCCGCTGACACCTTGCAAATCTTCAAAGTATCTGTGTAACCAGTTGAGCTTTTCCTGACGTACATTGCGACCCACTGCGCGACCATCTATGGGATCGTCTGTGATAGTGTTGTTCATATCAAAGTAATCGTCGATATGGTATCCAAGCTCAGCGCGGTTAATAGCGTCAATGCTACGATTTACTTCATTGAGTATGTGCCAACCGTTTCTTTTATGATCAACAAAGCCAAAGAAACAATAGTTTTTTTCTAAATGATAGTTTTGTTGTAACAGTTCATTGAGAGCTGTGAGCCATTTACGACTCAGTGAGTTGTCGAACACATTGACACGCACAGGAAACAGTTCTTGTGTTTCTCTGTTCTTAAGCTCAATTGTTACTTGGTCTAATGTCTTGCCACCAGGCATATATGTCTGCATCTTGTTTTAATATGTCGTTCATAGTGAACGAATCATTCCTTATCTGTTCTAATTTTAACACACGTGTCTTGCCTTTTGCAAGGCCTGCCTGATATTGATCTGGCCATTGTTCTTCAAAGTTAGGGCGATTCTTAAGTTGTAGTAGCACATCTGTTAAAGCACCATGTGTGGTAGGAATCAAACGATCAACAGTGCGATTCAATAGCTCTCTGGGCAGTGCTAACGGGCTCATTACAATGTCTGGAGTAAACGCAAATACTACTTTGGCCAAGATATCAACTCCTAGTTCATTGGCAATGCGTTGCATGTTTTCTACTTCAAACAAGCCGGGCAGAGTCAACGTAAAGTCCAGTCGCATTTGTCTACGATGACGTGCTATCTCTAAACCACGTTTGAAATTTTCTAAAAATACGGGCCAGGCCAGACCGGTTCTGATGTATTCTCCGATTTGTCCTGTTCCGTCGATGCTTGCACAGATTTGGAAGTCACGTATATTTGATAACAAATCACGATAAAGACTAATCCCATTATAATCCACGCGGCTAAGGTTGGTATTGTATCTTGCATAAAGTTTTGGTCCGTCACCTAGTTCAATAATTCTTTTCATATAACGCCAATGCTGTTCGTACATCAGCGGTTCTCCGCCTACCCAATAAATCTCTTCAACACGGTGTTCTTCAACTGCTTGGGCAAACTCTGCTTCTATCTGTGTGTCTTGAAACTTTGTGATTTCACGTTTGACTTCAGGACGCATCCAGTTGTTTTTGGGATTAGTCCAGTCAACCATGTCATGCTTGCGTTGTTCGCTTTCCCACGAACTTGAAAGCATGTCGCCACACATACGACATTTAAAATTACACAAGTTGGAAAATCTATAGTCCCAACTCACAGGTTTCATTGTAGTGACGCCGTCTGGTGTGGTTTCTTGCATGACTTGATCATACTTGTGACCAAACAATCCCCAAAAATAACTGCGATAGACGTCAGTATTTAATAACTTTTCGTTGCACACTGCACATTCTGGCAAAGTTTCTCCTGCCATCATGCGTCGACGCACCGACTTCATGTGTTCACTGTTCCAATGATCTTCTAGTGTGATCGGAATATATTTTCCAGTGCCGGCAGCAGTGTCAATATACTGTTCAAAATTTTGTGCAGGTTCTCTTGATGCACAGCACAACCGACGTTCTGTTTGCGGGCTCAGGTAGGTGTGAGTCCACGGTGCCATGCATAATGTATCGGGTTTACTCATTGATAAACTCCTGCAACGGATCTACGATGTCTTTCTTTATTTGCGTTTTAATAATGTGTGTGCTAAAAAATCTATTTTTATTAAAAGCCACTCTATCTCTTGTTTCATCGTCGTAGGTGGAAGGTTGAAAATTTTTAACATTGTCAATGATGATGTCTAGTTTGCCTTTGTCAAAGTCTACCAAATCATAGCTTTCGTCAAACAAGTTATCATAGGTCTCGAACCCCCAGGATCGTAGATTTTTTAATGTGCCATTTGGGCCAAGAATCAAAAATGGGTGCATGTATGCAATGGGCTTCCAGGTTTTTTCTGTGACAAAGTCTACGCCAGTGACTTGAGTCTCTACCACTAAACTAAAACTAGTGTTGTCGTACCAGTCTGGATTGAAATGTCGTGTCCAGGCCATTTTGTCGCCGGGCTCTCTTTGTTCCAGTGGTAGATCATTGGGCAACATGCGATCGTAGTAACTCCATACAAATAAATCCAACATAGGACCCAACTGTTCAACAATCTGATCTCTAAACGGACGGCGCCTGCCCATTGGCATCAACGCCAATTTGGAAAATTTTCTTGTTGGGTAATAACGATCGTAGCCCAAAGACATGTACCAAAATGCTTCGTTAAACCAAAACCATTTGGAACAATTGATAGTATAATAACGAGGGTGTGTTCTAGGATATTCCCATAGCTCTTCTACTGCCACTTTGCAACCCTGTTGCCAAAGATGATCGGCTAGAACTTGATCTTTATCGTGATGCGTAATAAACACACACTCACGACCGTAGGCTTTTCCTGATTCATAGTTGGTAAATTCAAACCATTGAGAAAATACTGAACGTAGGTGCTTCATAGCGAATGCACTCACGTACTCCGGTAGCATCACAAGGGTTATTTTATTCATTAACCTCATATCCAATCAATGCGGCAAACTCTGGTGACACTGTTGATAGACTTTGATTTCGTTTAAAGTCTAATTCTTTGGCATGCATTCTTAATAAATTTCCATCCAGGCTGGTGCCTTTGTTCATGAAATCAATGATGCCATCAATTTCTGAACGACATTTTTCTGGCCATGTCTGTGATCTTAAATGACGTTCAATGGCTTCTTTGGCTGTTGCCGGCAATGTACCAATGCTGAAGTAGAATTGGTCGTGTAGCACATTCCAATATACAAAATCAAATGTCAAGTCGTAGATCCAACGAGCTACGTCATTAAGATAATACACATTAAACACATTCACAGTACAACATATTTGTAATCTAATATTTGATAGCTTGTGTCGTAATGCAATAAATCTAGCAATGTTGTTTTGTACTTCTGTCCAGATAGCATTTGATCGTTGGTATTCAAATCTTTCTCCTACATCATCAATGCTAAATGCTATTTCTACATTTTTGAAGTGCTGCCAAATTTCTTCAGCGCCTTCGGGCCATTGTGTACCATTGGTGTTGTAGTGTATTTCAATTTGTCCAGCCAGGCCTTTTTCTACCAGGCGTTTCAACAAATCAAAGTGCTCTTGAATCATAAAAGGCTCGCCGCCGGTAAACTCTATGTAACGTATGTCTGTTAGTGTATTCTCTAGTTCTGTCCAAAATTGACTATTCTCTCTGGGCCAAGCTCCATCTCGTAGCATTTGATAACTAAAACTACTTTTCTTTAGCTCGGGGGTAGTAAAGAAATTCAAATCTTCAGCGGCATAGGTACTGGATGACCAGGAACCGCAAATGCGACATTTGAGATTGCAAATATTTCCCAGCTTGAGATCTAAAAACAGCAAAGGTTTAGCATCAGCACTCCAAGAAATATTGTGATCAACCATTCCTTTGAGTCTGTCTAGTGTGTGCATACGTTTGCTGGTACGTCCAGATCTTTCTTCATCCCAGCAACGTTTACATGTCTGTGGTTTTTTACCATCTAAAAATTCGTTGCGAAGTTTTTTCATGTGATCGCTGTTTTGTATTTCAATGAAAGTACTTTGCTGTAATTTGAACTTGTTGCCGTCATTGTCTTTAATTTCATCTAGTGCTAGACAGCAAGGACGCACAGTGCCAATAGGACTGGCCTCAAGACTCAGCCAAGGTAGCACACAAAATGAGTCGTGTGGAATATTCATTCTCTTAATCCTTCGGGTTTATATTTTGATATTTGTTTGAGTTCAGGAACAACTTGTAAAATACTTTCGTTACGACTCCAGTCCAAGTCTGTGGTAATTTTCCAAAATTTCGCCAACATATCAGTGCAATCTTGTGCCATCATAAACTGTATGGCTGCTTCAAATCCGCCAGTGGCACGATTCAAGTGATCAAGCGGTCGTAGCCATTCTAAATGACGTTCAAATTTGGCTTTGAGTTCTAGCTTGATGTCTTGTGGCAAGATATCAATGCGATATTCGCGAGGGCCTTGCAGTATGTTTAAATTCATATCGCACGGACGAATAAATCCTTGATCAACCATGTATCGATGGAATTCACAAAAGTTCCAAATGTTTAACACACTAAGAGTAGGACTAATCATAAAATCAATGTGTGGACATTCTCGTTTTAGATCTCGTATGTTTTGTTCTACTTCTTCCCACACTGTGCCTGAGCGTATAATTCCAGCACGTTCTCCCATGTCATCAAGGCTGGCCGCAACACACACTTGTGGGAACTGCTTCCATAGATCAAGTACACTTTCTTTTTTAAATTTAAGCTCAGTTAGATTGGTGTTGTATATTAGACGAACTCCAGTATTACCTGTTTCGATTAACATTTTTAAAATGCGATTGTGCTCTTCCATAATCAAAGGTTCGCCACCAGCAAAGTAAATTTGTTCTAAGTGCGGAATGTGCTCTTGCATCTGTTCCCAAATGTCCAGTTCTGTTTTGCCAGCATACTGCACACGAGGACGGAATGGTTTGCCGTGCAATTTAACATCATCATCATACCATCGACTAGAGAATATACTTCCACAACTACGACATTTGAGATTGCAAATGTTACTGAATCTTACATCCCAGTAACGTATTTCAAATTCAGGATGTGTGCCGTCAGGCAAGGTAATGTCAACGTCTTTGATATGGTGGCCAAAGTGTCGATTGGAGTTATTGCGCATGCTGGCAAATCCAGCATCTTCTTGCTCATAGCAACGCACACACTGACGACTAGGTTTGTCTGCCAGCATGTTTCGTCGCATCTCTCGATAGTCTTCTTGGTTCCAGATTTCTTTGATTGTATGTTGTTTAAGATCCCCTACTGGATGTGTTTCTTCTCCGAGACAGCAAGGATATGCACGACCGTCAGGGTAGCCATGCATGTGTATCCAAGGAATCATACAAAAATGTCGACTTTCCATGAGTCGGTGTTGTTGAATATCTGATAATTCTTCCACATCGATATACACTGGCTTGCGCTCGTTCCAATTGTAATTGCTTAATTTTCTTTCTGGACTAGTCATAATGTGTTGTACCAATCTGCCAAGGCAGGAAATGTTTTTGTAAAGTCTTTTCCACGACGTTGATCATACTGTTCGTGAAACCGTTTAAAATCATTGTGTAGACTTGCACGATCAAATGTGTCTGAGTGAGGCGTTTTAACAACGTCAAGATAGTCTATCAATCTTTGAACTTGATTGATTTCCATCTGATGTAACAGTGAGCTATCTTTGTTAGCATCATACCACTTTTGCAATCTATTGCCACGTTCTTGACGTAGGTCGTCGGGCAATACCAATGGTGATTGAAAACTTGGAAAGCGTAAGATATTCAATGTAAAAGTTGGAAAGTCTCTGCCATATTGTTGTTTGAATTCTAACATGTGATCCAAAAACTCTGGCAATGATTCAAGGCACAGTGCGTTGATAGTACACATCACATGCAGTCCTCGCAGGCGACCGCTATTAGCCAGCATATGCATGTTGGCGATCCATTGCTTCCAATCCAGGCCATCTCGGATGTATTCTGCATGACCAGACATGCTTTCGTTTGAAGTATACAAGTCCAATGCAATACCATCAGCCCGATCTAATAGCTTAACAACATCTTCTGTTGACATTCCAAGATTTGAATTGATTGCCAAGCGTGTGGAACTTTTACCACGATTGTCTTTGAACCAATCTAACAACTTCCAGGTGTAGCCTGACATCAACGGTTCACCACCTGTGATGCGTAGTTCTTTGAGAGTACGGTGTAGGTCTGACTCCCACCAGGCAAAGAACGCTTCCACATAGGGATTCACATCATTGATTGTATAAAGCTGTGCAGAGTCGTGTGGGTGAGTAAAATGATTACGTCCGTCACTTACAAGTCCTTGATATGCTCCGTGTTGTTTGATATCACGCACCCATGTGCTTGAGAATGCCGGATTGCAATAAGAACAAGCGAATTGGCAAGTACGGTCAAAAGCAATTTCCAGTGTTTGTAAATCCACATCTTGGCCTGCGGGTAAATTGAATGCATGATCTAAATCCTCATCTGAATACAGCACAGTTTTGTACACACGGTCTGACACATTGTCGCGACCTATGTCTTCAATTTTCCAACAATATTCGCATCCACGTGGGCGTTCTCCTTGTTGCATTTGCTCACGTTCCTGTTTCTTTTTAGGAGTGTTATGCAATGCTTTAGGGTTGGCCTCAACATCTGCTATTTCAACTTTATGCGGCAACGGATGATGACAACTTGTGGTCATACCAGATCCCAACCATATAGTAGCGTTGTACCACTTGGCTCCGCAGAATGACTCTGACTTGATGTCAATTACTCTGCGTTTGTATTCAAGATCTGTTTCGTTGTTTAATCTAGGCATGCATGAAATCTTTCAATTGTTGCGTAAAATATTGGTGCTGGCTATTATGTAGTTCTAAAGCTCGGTGCTGGTTGTATAAACATACTTCTCTAGCGGCTTGCCAAAATTCTGCTAAGTCTTGTTGGCACAACCATTTTACAGTGTCTACTAGGCGATCAATACGGTCTTTACCATTTATTGTAACATCAAATGATTCATCAATCAAGTGATTAAATGATCGAAACCCAAGATTGTGTAAATCTTGATAGAAACCTGTGTTGGCACAGACCACAAATGGATGTCCTGCTATTATGGGTTTATAGAATTTTTCAGTTCTAAAACTAGCCGGAGATTCAAACACTGTTTCAGACACCAAACTAAACCATGTGTCAAGATATTGTTCTTTTACCACAATACCATCTACCCAGTCTGGCAGTTGATCTGGGTCGTACCCTGGCGGTAAAGACTGCACTGGAATGTTTTCATTGGTATAGTTGATATTAAATTCTGGATGCCCCCAGGTACTGTGTCCTTCGTGATTGCACCATAGTGCATTTTTGAACAGCCCTTCTTGTTCTAAACGGTGAATAAGATATCTGCGATGTGGGCGTACCTTGCGATTGGTAAACAAAAAATTGTAAGGTTTACGACAATGTTTGTAGTCCAAGAGTGGCATACCATAGGCCTGACTGCCAATGGTTGCTGCCAAAAAATGCTCGCTGTTTAAATTCCTTACCTCAACAGGAGCGGCACCTCCTGTGATAAATCTCAACTGCCCAGATTTAATCCAGGGATTGTAATCTTGATGTTTGACTATATGCCATTGTGTCACAACACTTTCATCAGTTTTTTCAACAGCAATAATACTGCCTTGAGTTAGTAGGTCTAGTACTTGCGGCCACTGCTGAGTAAATGTAGCTAGACTGATAATATAATGAGTTGATTGACAGTTGCCTAGACGGTCAATTTGAATATCTGGGTCTTGTTTTAAATAATTGAGTGCTAGGCCAGGCTCAACTATTATTGGCATGATACGCACATTCTTGCCACCAGGCAGACATTTCAGGAAATGTTTTTAAAAAATCTGTGTTGCGTCTACGATCGTGTTCGCTGAAAAAGCGATAGAAATCAGCTTTTTGTTTTACAACATACACAGAATCTAATTGTTGTCCGTTTCTCATCCAGGCAATATCTCTATCCAGTCTGTTTAACTCGTAGTCCTTAAAGCCTTTGAATCTTGTGGCTTCTGTTTCAAGGTTAGTTGACATCCAAGTCAATGTTTCTTGTAGCTTATCTGCGTAACTCTCAGGTAACAACTGTAGGCTTTGCCAGGCAGGAGTGCGTAACACAGGAGTGTCAAACCAAACACGTTGATACGTCTTTGAGTGAGTTCGTCTTAACTCGAGTATTCCGGTCATAAGTTCTTGCAAGCTAGTCACTGACAAGTTATTCATGGTCACGATAAAAGTTATTGAACTACGTCCAGGAATTTCTGTAAGAAACTCATTAACACGCTTCCATAGTAAATCAAAATTTAAACCATCGCGAATGTACTCTGAACGAGCTCCCCAGGCATCTACACTGACATACTGCATAAAGTGTTCAATTCGCTCGCCTTCACATAACTGTTTGACATAATCTTTGTAACGTTGCCATAACTTTTCTTCTACACTAAAGTTTGATGTGACGTTTAAGTGTAACCGAGGATTATGATTGGCCAACACATAGTCAAACACTCTGTAGGTATTTTTATCCATCATTGGCTCGCCACCAGTCATGCGGAAATGTTCTAACTCTGGATACAATGTAGGCCACCAGGCCCAGAAAGCATCTACATAAGGATTCTGTTCTCTGTTGGGAATAGGCCTGCGCTCGCCTGTAAAGTATGCAGGATCGTTGTGCGGAGTTGATGTAGGAAATGCACCCTCACGCTCGGCTTCATCCATCCAGCTAGAACTAAACTGAGGACTACAATAACTGCATTTTAGATTGCATGCCGAGTTAAAGTTAACTTCAACATAGCTAGGAATAGCATCTTGATTCCAAGGCGTTTGAACAATCTTTTCAAAATCACGTGCGGCCCAGGGCTCACCACTACGGTAATGTCTGTCGCTGAGTTTGCCATTGTCTTCCATGGTCCAACAATAACTGCACTCGCTGGGCCGTGTGCCTTCGAGCATCAACCGACGTTGTTGTTTTTTGTGTTCAGTGTTGTGTATACCCGATGGTGAACGTTGAATGTCTTCTATACGAATTTTATGCAGAGGTGGATGATAGCAGGAGTTTGTGTGCCCTGTGGTTAGGTGCAGACTGACCTGTTTCCATTTGGCCAAACAAAGACTGGGACTTACTGAATCTAATTTTTCTTTTATGATTTCGGCATCACTGAGAAACTTAGATTTAAAGTCTGATGTTATTTCATCGCCTTTGTTGTTTACCATCCTTCTTGACTCCGAATGACATCAATCTCTCTGGTCATTACACCACGATTATGCCAATTACTACGATAGTGATCTTTGAAGAATGCACTCTGGAAAGGAGGCATAAATGCCATAGGCAAGCCCAGCTGTGTGTTTAACGGCTCGTGGTATTGATCGATTAAATCGCCAGGTTCTCTAGGGGCTGCCACTGCTTCCCAAATATTTTTTAAGCAGTCAAAATTTTGTACTTCTTTATGATCCCACTCACTGAGCATGGTCATGTATGTACCTTGACGGGCTCCAGCAATAGCCCAGAACCCATTTTCAACATCACAACCTACGTTGTGCCAGATAGAGAGATGATCAAAGTTTCGTTTATGTACACTGTCTTTAAATTCACTGACAGTGGGTTTACGTCCACGATCTAAGCACATCTTAACACCTTCGCGGAAGCCTGCTCTCCAGGCATGAAAAGGAGATCCGTTGGGGTATGTAGTTGAATAACAATCATGCATGGGCCAGTACAAGGGATCAAAACAAAACTCTACTTCAGTTTCTGTTCGGCCATCTGTGGCTTCGTGGGTTTTCATATTCCATACAAATTCACGAGTCCAACTACTGAGTCCACCATTGCCGTACATTAGCCCGTTGACATGATTACGTGCTCGCCAACGGAATACAGCTTTTTCCCAATTGTCGTCTGGGTATTCAAGAGTTAAATTAAAAAAGTTTTCTTGTGGTAAGTTATCACCGTCAATCAAGATGAACCGTTCGGTGTCGCTGGCGTCTGCGGCTGCTTTGTGTGCGGCATCTGACCCTTTGACTCCGTCTACACGTTTTGCCCAGGGCACCATGTTTTTAATTCGTACCCAGAATTCTTCCTTCTGTGGTTCGTCGTACGAAAGATAAATGCAATCTAAATCTGCTATGTCAATCTGCGTCATGTGTTGTTTTCACTTCCCAATAGTGTGGTGTTGCGTAGTCTTTAGGAACTACAATGCAGATGTCATCGGGGTGACATCTATGCATTGTTTCTGCATCAGTGGAAAACAATTTCCAACTGGCTGGATTACTTACTTTGATTATCTTGCCATCTTTGACTTTTATATCAAATCGAGTTTGTTCAAAAGTAACTCTATCAATTGCTATGTAATTGCCCGGCAAGTCTTCCATGCTGTAGCAAACAACATTGCCGTGCTCGTCATAATACAAACGAAATTCTATTTTTACTTCGGGCTGTTCCCAGTTGTGTTCAGATACGGCTTGCCAAAAGCTGTCCATAGTGTTTCTCCAATTCATGTGCAAATGTTTTTTCGTGGTAATGCACTGGCCACTGTTGCGCTACTGTGTTAATTCTAACTTGACCGTTGACCAATTCCCAAACAAATTCATCAGTCCAAGGGCGAGCATCTGTTTTAAGATAGTTCACCGCCGGCTTCATATGAATCATGCTGGGCCAAGCATCGGGTAGAGTTACTCGTTCCACGCCCATGCACTTGGCTGCGATGGCATAGATCATGTCAGTGTTAGCGGCAATTGAGTCGCAGTATTTCAATGTTTGTCTTACTGCTGACCAATTTTCAAAAAACTGTTTGATCAATTGAAAAAATTCAGAAGCTGTTCTACTCAATCTCCAGTAGGTAATAGCATTGTACACATCTGGTAATTCGTTGTCGTCAAACAGTCTACGATAGGCTCGACAATCACTAATCTCATTGAGATAGTTACGCATGCCTTGACTTACAACAACATCACGATGTTCAAACCATGACCACCAATGAGAAATATCTCCGGTGATGACCATGTCTGCTTCTAGTTTGATTGTTTCGCGAAACGGCGAGGCATGAAATGCTTGCCAATCGTTGGCCAGCTTCCAAGTACCTGTGGGATCTTGGTCTCCGTAGGGAAATGGCTTTACAATGTCAAACACAGGATCTGTTTCGTTGACATCTGTGACCAAACAAATTTTACAATTAGGCATCCACCAACGTAGGCTTTTAGCCAGTGCTCGAGCACAAGCCACGTAGTCGTCTTGCCCGTTGTTGTGTGCTAGGATTAAATATCCACGTTCAAATTCTACTGCCACAGATTTTTCCCAAGTCAGGTTTGTTCATGACATGCAAGTCACAATTTTTTAAGATCATGCGCTGATGTCGGGCTTGATTGTCTACCATGCGAACATAGTTTAACTGAAACGAATCATCGGCCAGTTGATTTAAGTACACATCATAAAAGCTGGTAAACAACGGCCATGGAATGTCAGGTACTGCATCCAACACATGCCCATACACTGTATGCAAGGCTATGCTGATTGCATAATCATTGCGATATGGCTCTTCATTGAATTTATAAAGACGACTGTAGTGATACCAGTTATCTTCAATCATGGCCATCATGTCAAATACACTCTCTGCCAGGCGGCTTCGACGAAAAAACAAAACAGTAGCCCACCACATGGGCATTTCTACTTCACCAAATCGTGTGTCGTGAGCAAAGTTTCGTCGATCAGTGACATCTAGCACATACCTATGACACAGCAGATCTTGATTGCTGTCAAACAACACTTTTAATCTATCGCTGGACACAATATAATCTGTGTCCAGTACCAAAGTTTCATCATAGGGTGTGACATCGTATGCACGGCAACGTCCACGATTGAACCATGTTGCCGAGGAATCTGCATTCATATGATCAAATTTTCTAGTGCCTCCACTGCGACTTTCACGTATGATTACTTGATCAAACATTGATGTGTCTTCAGGTGCTGTGTCTGTGACCAGTGTCACAGGTATGCCAAGGTGTCGATTTATACGAGGAGCTGACCATTGCGCCTGGCTAATATAGTCGACTCTATCGTTGTTAAAAGCAAAGAGAACAGCGCCGCGACTCATCGTTGTCTTGACAGTTCTGTATGTTCAATTAGCCAGGCGTTCATTTGTTCTTGCCAATAACTGTGGGCTAGATTCTCAAGAGCCAGGGCATTTACTTTGACGGGTGTGCCGTAAAGATCCTCAATGACAATTTCTTCTTTGGGCTGAGATTTTAATAGAGCAAGTAGTTCTGGTCCTGCTCGCCACATACCGCCCTGTGCGGCAAAGGTCAGCTTGCTTTGATATTTTTCTCGTAGAAGTTTTTTTTGGGTAGCATGATCAAAACGATTTTTGATCTCTTGTGTTAGTTGATTTGGGTCCATGGTCATACTCCATTATAACAAAGTATGTACCAAAAGTAAAGGACCCGAAGGTCCTTTTTCTTTGTCAATATTACCTATTATGATCCAGTTTGGCTACCAGACATAGTTGGTGTTCCCCAGCTGGTTGTTGTTAGATTGGTTGTTTCGCTAGGTAACAAGGTCATTGTGGCATTTAGCGTGCCATCAACAGTGGTCAATCCACCCGGTTTAGAAATAGTAGTTGCAACTGTAATCACAGAACCTGTGTCAGCATTTGAGCCTTGTGCTCCATTGGATCTTACGTTAATGGTCAATGAGTTACCTTCGTAACCATAGTAGGAACTTGCACTCTGTGTAAACACTTGTACGTTAGACGTGGTAAGGTCGTAATAACCTGTAGTAGATGCAATAGTTGGAGATCCTGATCCGCCAGTTTTGTTAGTACCAGTGAATGTACCACCAGCGATTGTAGCAGTACCTGACCCACCTGTGATAGTGATTGTGCCAACTGCTGTACACAAATCTGTAATTGCAGTGTTTTGTGAATTTACAGATCCGCCTGAACGGCTGTAGCTCAATGTAACTCTACCACCTGCGTTGAAGAAATAACGTGCGGCGTCACCAGATGCAAATGTGATGGTTTGTGTAAATGTAACGCTGGTTCCCCAGCCGGTAGTACGATCGACACTACCACCAGACGTAATAGAAGTTCCTGAAGAAACACAATTCAATCTGTTGTTGTAGATTGTGGTGATATTTGTAGACAGAGCCGCAAAAGCTGAAATAGTATTGCCAACTGTAGGGCTGGTAATTGGTGTAATACTAGAACTTTGATGTGTGGCTGCACTAGAAATACGGTTTAACAGTGTAGTCCATTGAGTGGCTGTAACCACGTTTGCACCGGCTGAAACTGTAGGAACTATAGGTAGAACTGTTTGACCATATCCCCTGTCGCCGTTACCTATCCCCCATACCGAGTTGATATTGGCTACGTTATTGTCTGGGCTAGCCGCCCCGCCTTGCGCGAAAATATTATAATCGTCGGCTAGTATTACTGATCCAAGTGAATATGCCATTCTGTTGTTCCCTTTGTATTAGTTGAATTATATCAACGCTATAATTAACGGCGTTCTATTGCTTACAATAGTAAAGTGGTTGTTCACCACAAGCGTCGTTGTTAAAACATTATAGCTGGGTCTATAAATCAAATCCTTTCTTAGTTGATCGTTACAACTGCTTCAACTGTGCCTTCGCCAGTTGATGTTTTATTCTCAAGCGCACGACCAATCACATTCAATGCAGTGATTTCATCTTTCTTTGCGGCTCTGGCCAGGCCCATGCCTGCTGCCACTAGTCGATCGCCCTTACGTACAGTGCCTGTTACTAACACTGGAACACGACCTGTCATCGCAATAGGTGGATGAGTGTCATCGTCACCGGCGGCCCCGTTCATTGTGTAGGCTGCTCGTGTACTGATAACTCCAAATACATCGTCTGATAACTCATCTGTGGCTATGGTAATTTCTTTTTCGCCACCAAGCATGACCACTGTTCCTGCTGGATATACAGCATCTGCCGCAAATCTTTCAGCCAAGTCAGCGTATTCTGCTGATGTTGCTTTGGCAAATATAGTATTGAAAAACTTGCTTGAGCTACCAATGTTACCAACTCCGTTGGCGTTGTTGTTAACAAGACTACCAACTGAAACTGCGGCTGTACCAAAATTTACTGAGTTTCCTGTGGCAGCAATCAAGCCTGACACTACCAAATTGGTATTGATATTAACGTTGGATGTTGCTCCGTCAATGGTCATGCAAGTAGTTGTTGATCCGCCGTCATTGACTTGGAATATTATATCGCCATCTGATGTTTGGTTGCGCAGATATACATCTGTGCCTGTAACAAACAAACGTCCGTCGCTGTCGCCACCAACATAAAGACCTGTGTCATTGAGAACGCTCAATGTACCAGATGTTGATGTGTTTGCATCTGAACGCATGAACTGAGTGCTGTTCAATGTGTCAAGTCTGTCAGCGTTTGATGCAGTACCCAGCATGTCTGGATACAGTGTGCTCATGTTCAAACCTGGTGAGATAGTTGCAAATCCGCTTAGTGCGGCCGCTGGAGTAAAGGTAGCATCTTTGGAAAATATAGCAACAATAGTGTTGTTGACAAATATTTTTACAACAACGTGATCTGATCCTGGTGAATTGTCTGTAACTGTGTCAACAATGGCGCCTGAAGTACCAGTACCTGCTGTAAATGCAGGTCCAACTAAAATAAAGCCCGACCCATTGAATACTTTCAACTGAGCGTTTGTAGTATCAAACCAAAGGTCGCCAATAACGTTGCTGGATGGAGTTGAAGAACTGGCTGTGGCCGCTGATACTACTTTAAATGTAGTACCGTTATAGACTTTCATTACACCATTGGTTTTATCCCACCAAAGTTGACCAACCAATGGGTCCCCTGGTGCAGTGGTATTAGCACTGTTTTCCAATAAGTGAATGAAGTTTTCATCCAAGAATTCACCGTAGCCAGCATAGTTTTTGCCCACAAGGGTCATGCTAGAATCGGTGTTAATAGTACCGTCTGCTATAACAGCAAAAATGGTACCATCAGTAAGGTTAATTGTATATGCCATCTGTTCTACTCCGCTTTAGAGATATTTATCATATCGTAATCTACACATATTTATGCGGCACTCAAATTAGTAAGTGTTTGTATCCGCACAGTGTAATCAATTTGAATCTGGCGATTTAAGCTCTTTTGCACTGGGTGAAAAATCACATGGGTGATCAAGCGTAAATCATCAGGGCTTCCGTTCCAGGTTTTTAACCCTAGCTCGTCAAATACATACTCACCATTGAAATTGGTAGAGTTGTCAAATGCTTGTTGTCCAGCAGGTTCGCCGTAATCCAGCAAACAAGTGACCAAAATGTCTGTGTACACAGTTCCTGTGGTATGCAACACAGTGAGATTGTTACGACTAGGATCTGTGTTCAATGATGAGTTGTTGTCAACTACCTTGGCGTAGGTAGGATTATAAAGATCGGCATTTTGCCCTACAGTATTGGGTGGCAAATATGTGATCACACCAGTGGGATCAACTGAGCTACCGCCGTTGCCAAATGCCATAACATAAATTTGACCTATGTTCTTATTGGCCAAAGTGTTGGCCATGCTTATGGAAATATTTTCATAATGAATAGCGTTCTTTTTATCTACAAATATCTCTTTGGTAATTGGGTCAAATATCTTGACAAATCCCTCAATTTTTACAGGTACTTGCATCATGCTCGTGTCTCCAATATTACTTCTTGAGAATTAGGATCAAATATTCTGACATGTCCCATGACTGCAACACCAGCACGTTCGTTGGGCTTGGTCGTAGGTTTGGATTTTTGAGATTCTTGCTGAGATTGTATTTTATCAGTGTTTTCTTGCATGAAATTATTTACCTTAAAAATTAAACCCGACCTTCAATAAACCAGGCGGCTAGTGTGGGCTGTTCCTGCAATGGGCGACCATTGCTTGGTGTACCATCGCCTTGAGCATACATTACCAACGCCTGCTGAATAAAGATGTCAATTTCCAGTGTGGCAGCGGGTGCTGTTGCCAATTCAACTGTTACTGGATTTACCGAAAGTACATCATACTGAGATTGATCCAATAACGTGCCGCCCACTTTGACTTGTACTGCTCTTCCAAGCTCTATATCAGTTACGTAAGTTGATGTAGTACCGTTGCCCACAAAGAAAGTCAAACTGTTGCTGTCTCCAATTTGTATAATCTGTTTGGCTGCAGGCGCAGTATCAAATATCACTGTGACTGGGCTCACTGTGCTCACTGTATAATCAGCAGGGTCAATGATTTCTGAGCTGGCTATTGTGAGTGTTTCAAAGGTTGCACTGGATCCTGTGGTTGAAATATCAGTATTTGTAACCACGCTGGTTGGAGAAATGTACTGTACTCTGACAATCAATCCAGCCACTGGAACAAAATTTAATGTCACAGCCACTGGTTCTATGGATGTTACAGTGTACGAACTCTGCGGCAATTCAGATAGAGTCCCCAGTGTGGTGCCTATGTAAACTTGTACCGTGCCAGCATCTGTGGTCACTACATTGTTATTATAGGTTAGTTCTGTGACATAGGTAGTGGTAATATCATCGCCAATGAATGGAGCTGTCAGTGTGGTCTTTTGATAACGGGTTGGCAGCATGTCTCCACGGCCAATGTCTGTTACCACACTACCTACACTGTGCGAGTCAATGGCTGTACCAGCTGTACCACGTCTCAGACCAGAAACAGTGTTGGCCACAATATCTCTATTGCGATAAGTGATTCTTTCGCCGTTTATAGTAAGCTGACCAAATATATTGGCTGCGGTGTTTGGTTGGCTAAGACGGCTGGCATTCTCAACATGAATTACATCGGCTGATTCAGACAGTGCTTGTGTCAGCACTGTGGTATTGTCTCTGATAATACGATATATCTTTTGATTGCCCAGCATGTCTTGGAATATGCGGAACGAAATAGCCTCAGGAACCACGCTCATTGTGAATGATGTAATTACTACCACATCTCCAGGGCTGATTGTGCTACCTCCAATGGTAACAACACTGCCACTGACTGTAAAGTCTTGGCCTGCAACCAATCTCCAACCGTTCAAGGTTACCCACAGTCTTTCTGCATTGACAATAGGTCTGCCAGTGTCAAAGTCATTGGTTTGAACCACTGTTCCTGCAGTGTAATCAAAAGATCCAGGGGCTCCTGTGACTGTGCCAACGTCAAAATCTGTGGTATCGTAAGGTTGACCTACTGTGACGCCTGTTTGTGTGGGCCCTTGGAACACTTGAGTCAATATATTTTGCTCGTTGGTATCGTTCCATGTGGTCACTGCAATCACAGCATCACCGGCAGCACCAACCCTAAGTGTCAGCTCGTCATTGTTGACTGTGTAATTGGCATCAGTTGTGACTGCTATTACAATGGTTGCATCTTCTGCAGGCGCTGTGTTAAATTCTACATATCGATCACTGCTGCCGTCCCAAGGACTCACAGTGTAATCAACACTGAGATTTTGACGAATTTGGTTGACATAAACCACTACATCGTTGTCTGCAATCAGCCCCTGTGGAGTTTCACCACGGGTTGGCAAGTAATATGGTCCAACTGAAGTGCCATTACCGATGTACTCAATGCTTTCAGGTGGACGCAATCTTTGACCATTTCGTTCAACTATGAGATTGATATCGTTGGTACCTTGCAAACTGTTGGATAAAATATAGGTGCTGCCAATATATGGCAAATATTCAGTCAATGGATAACTCCAGCTTTGTGCTGGTGTAGTTTGTCCCAATACTGTTATTACTACCCAGTCTGAGCTGGAGTAAGTATCATCAAATGTTATAACTGTTTCGTACTTGTTGGCCGATGGTGCATAGGTATAATTGGTCACAATTTCACCGTTGACCACCACCAACAATTCATTTAACACACTACCTGCGTCAACCAACAAATAGAATGCTGGGTTGAAAGTTGACCCACTGAAGATTGACTCAAGTGTTCGATACACATTGTTTAGATATCGTACATAGCTACCTTTGGTATAGGTAGTAGAAGGTTGCCAATTGACCGCAGTTATTACTGGAATAGTCAAGTTGTTTTCTACAACTTCTCCAGGGTAGCTTTCTTTGTACAGTTGGCTACCGCCACCAATGCCATAAACATTGATTTCAATAAGATCGCCATCACTAGCCCCATTGGTAACTGTGACTGTCTGTGTTGGCCAGTCCACTGTGTAATCTACCTCTGGAGTCAACGAAACTCTGTTGTCTACGTTGACCACTCTTACTGCTACGGCATGTGCCATGGCATCAGTGAAACTCACAGTGTTGGTAGAAGTGGTGTAGTCAAGATTAACAGACTTGATGTTAAACCCATGCCCATTGCCTTCCCAATCTGCTCCTGGACGAGTGTACACACGGAAATCCAATGTGTCAAACGTTGTTCCTGGTACCAACTCTTCAGGAGCATGACTTGAATAGGTGTCAATAAATGCACCGCCATCGATGTTGATATCTGTAGGTCTTGTTCCAAGATAGGTGTCAGTAAAGGCGCTTTCATAAACAGCATCCAATATTGATTCTGAGTATGTTGGACGGCCTTCTGGGCCAAAGTCAATGTTATCGTAAGGGTTAATGTCAAAGTTTCCAACATCATACCCAGTGTTTTGGTTGAAGTTGGGTCCCATGACTTGCACACCTGGGTAGTCAATTCCGGTGATTACTTGTGCTAATTCACGACCTGGTTCGTTTGGTGTTGGAGTATACAATCCAATCACTCGATCCGCGGCGTCTAAAGTAGACTCGTCAACTATGGTGTACTCTGTAGGATCAAATATTGTTCCGCTGTTGAGTGCTTGGTTAGCACTGTAAACATTGTTTTGGAAACGAATCAACTGACCTTGTGTGTAGTTGGTATTTGTCTGCCAATCAACAACTTGGCTGACATAATTGTAACGATCATACTTGATAACTGTTAGTATGTGTCGAGCTAATTCATTGCCTAGTACTGGCACCGCACGGGCGCCTGTGCCGTTACCACCACTCACTGTCATGGTTGGAGTGACAATATATCCTGAACCAGGAACAACAACTATGACCTCAACCAGTTGGCCAGCTGTGTTAACACGAGCCACGGCCTTGGCACGAGTTCCAGCAAATCCCAATGTTGCAGTACCATTGGTAGCTGTACCGCTGGTAAACGTAGGAGCAACTGTGCCTGTGGTTCCCGAATCCAAAACAGTGTACAAATAATTTTGATAGAATAGTTGTTCACCATTGGTCACAGCAGTTGACGGTTGCCATTCTACTCCCACTGTGATTTCTGGCGGAACAGTGTAGCCTATACCTGGTTCAATGACATCTGCACCTTGCAACTGCAAAGTGTAATTTTGATACCATTGATTCCATGGTGTTTGATACCAGATAGGACTGCTAGATGGCACACTATTGCTGTATTTTGGCGGAACTGTATCATCCAGTGCTGGTGCTAGGAATTCTTGTAAATCAGTATCATAATATGCTGGGCAATCAAAGTCTGTGACATTTCCATCATAGGTGTCAATACCTTCATAGCGAAGGTTAAATTCTTTGATCTTGACATGATACGGTTTGACTTCTCGGATGTAATCCAGCACAAAGTCTTGGTTATCCTGTCGGAAAATTTGGTACGGCAACAAATCACGAATCTTGTGGTTGACATCAATCAAACTGGTCTTAAACAACCAATCTGGTGCAATCTGTTCGGTAAGAATAAATTCAAATACCAACAACAACAAGGAGTTACGGAATATTGCCAACTCGTCGATCAACAGTTGCTCGTTGATAGCCTTGATGATTTGTCGTGTTTCTGCCCCTGGGAATTGATCAAAGTATTGACTGTCAAATGTTTCTACGTCAAATCCAAACTTGCCAGCGGCATAGTCCCAGATAGTTTCTTTGATGCGAACAGTGCCGTCTTCAAGCACTACTCGAATCCACTGACCATCAAGGTATTGATAAATTTCAAATTTACCAAAACTGTTACGTGTGACTTTGGCGCTGGATCCATTGGGTATGGTCAATCTCAGCAGTTCGTTGTAGGTTGCTACTTCAGCCACTGGTTTAATTCCAGCGTTGTATCCTGGCTGTATCCAGTCAATGTATTCCCAGTACAGCTTGGTATCGTAATTTTGCACACGAGTAAGCAACAGCTCTTTGGGAGCACCTAGCAACGCATTGCCTAGGGTCACTGAGTAGATGGTCCACAGTCCGTTATTGGTAGAATCTGACGCCACAAGATACTTGTATCCCACAGGAACTTCGCTGAGGTCTTGGAAAGTAAGCTCTTGATAGGTAAGCACACGTTTGTTCCACTCTCCTGACGCAGATGTAGGTTCAGGTTCAGAACTATTGAGCAATGCAAATGATCTGCTGTCGCTGAGTGGGTACTGTGCCATGATAGCATTGGCTCGTTCTAAATAGTTTTGCAAAGCCAAAAAGCGATCAACAAAGAAACTCTGACGTGGTCTGAACTGCACACCATATAAATCTGCTGGACTTAAGGTTGTGTCAGGAACTTTATTTCCCAGTGTGTCTTCTCCGCAGAAAGAGTCAAGCATCTTGCGATACAAATTGGCTTCTAAGAAGCTGTCAGGGTTACCGGCAGAAATTAAATCATATTCAACGTGAACATTGTCATTGTTAGCTATTTTATCAAACTCAATGTGTAATATAGTGTCCTGTGCGCTGATATAATTTCTAGCGTTGTAAATTGCAGTGGTACTTGGATTTATGAAAGCCACGTACGAAATTCCTGAACTACGTGGATTTTCAATGTACTGTGCAATGGCCTGTACACTCAAAGTTTTTTTCAGTCTGGATGCTACTTCTGGAATTCCTTTGACCCAGAAGTAGTAGCGAGCAGTAAACATGCCCAGAGCATCTAACTTGCTAGACACTGTGTAACTGGTAGTGCTGTAAACTGTGCCCGGTCCTTGGTATGTGGCAGGAGGAGTTGGACTTTCAATCCATTGATACACATCCACAGTGGAACCTGGGAATAGTTGTCCCCAGCGACGACTAGCATAGTCAATGTCACCTTGATGGTAGTCAATAAATCTCACAGTCGAAAGATCCCACCAGATTTCTCCAAGATGATTTTCTACCCAAGTGTCGCCATAGTTGTTGATGTCACCAGTGTTGTAGGCTGCAGGATCAACTGCTCCCAAATAATCAATGTTTTGTTTTGCCGCACCAAGTATCTTGCCCTGCAATGGGTCAATGAAATCAAGATACTGAGTAACTTTTGATTCTAACCTGTCATACATGAACACAGAGTTGATCAAATTGACATCAACAATTGGAGTCTGTATATACACAGGTTTCCACGCTGGCGATCTGTCTGCGTTGTTGAGTTTGGCAACTCGTCCGTAGTCTCCAGAACTATCATTGAGGTCATCTTGCGGTGCACCAACAAGCATGATACCATTGGAATAGCTCACTGCTGTGCCAAACTCATCTAAAGATGCTAGAGTATCATCATATATTTGTTGGCCAAATACAAACTTACCTGGATTATAAATCGACTCGTTGGCTGCTGCCAAGAAATCATAGGTATATGCCACTCCGCTTTCGTTGAGAGGATCAAAGTATTCTGTTGATCTGCTATCAAAGTAAGTGGTGCCATTGTCAAATGTAGTTGGTGTAAATGCTGTACCTTGTGGAGATCCAACAATCAATGTCAACGCATCATCACTGACATCCACGGATGCACCAAAGTGCGCATAGGCCAGTTGCCCAGGTGCTTGAATGGTTTGTGTATAGTACTGTGTGTCAAACCCAATGTCGTAGAATGCGTCACCGAGCCCAGGAAGAACAGTCAACTGTGTAAATGGTGTAGCCGCATTGGAATTCAATACAGAAATTGTTAAGTAACCATTGCTAACAGTAGCTTGAGCATTAGGAACTTCAATTAGTCCAATGTTGTTTGGCTCTGCTGCCGCATTGATAGTGCTTGCATACAACTCAAGCCAACTAGATTGAATCCAGTATGTGGTGTCTGAAATGCTCACTGACACAGGTACTGCTCTCAATGCTTTGTAAATGGCAGAACTATAAATCACATATGATCCGGCAGACCAAGTAACGCCACTAGACCAAGTAGATGGCGTCGGAACAGCAACATCTACCTGGTTAATTCGAATAGTGTCACCGGGGGTTAACGTAGGAGACTGGCTGGTACCTGTTATGATACCATACAATCTGCTCTGATTGACAAATCTTTCCACACTGCCTGCTTCAGGAACCACAGCAGAGTCGTTGGGCTGACCAATGTATAAACTACAATTATTTGGGCACTGATCAATTGCTGTACCAAACACTGCACCTGCTTGAGGTGCATTTGACGAAACAGCCTGCATCAACTTGAATGTGTTTGTTTCTATTTCAATGATGTCGCCAATATTCAATGATGCTGTGATGTTTACAGTGTTGGCATCCACTTCAGTGAATTGACCATTGTTGTTGTAGGCATCAGGAATTAAGAAAGTGGCGTTAACTTTGACAGTGGCTGGGCCATTGAAATTTCTCAAAGTTGAATACTGAGTTTGAGCAGTATTGGTCACTGTGAATCTTTCTACGCTTCGATCAACTTGAAACACCTGACCAGCCAGTAATTTGTTGTCAGCTGTGGCATTTGGCGCTCCAGCAGTAAACTGACGCCCATCTGTGGTTGATGTTAAACTGTGTCCAAATCTAGCACCAGCAGTCAATGTCCCAACTACGGCAGAATCAATATAATCAACATATTTGAAATGTGTTGCACAATTTATTAACACAGTGCCCAATGGTGCGGTGTTAACAAAAGTAATTGTTTTTGTTGTGCTGTTAAATGAGTAGTCCATGTTTGGACGCTGTAACACACTGTTGACATACACGCTGAAACTATAGATATCTGTCACAGGGTATATCATGTCTATATCAAAATTCATTATTGCAGCCGTGCCAGTGCCTGTGCCTGCACCAGTGGCTGTAAACACTGTTCCAACAGCGTTTGATGAAGCTCCGATCAATGTGAAGTTGGTAGAGCCCGAGGTTGCTATTTGATATTGTTTTCCAGGTATAAAGTTGCCGGCTGTAATCTCAGCTGGGAAATATGTTTTACTCAACAAACGTATCACACGTACTTTGTCGTCGGTGTTAGGTGCTGTGTCAAATATCACAGTGCCATTAACATAGTCAAAATCAACACCTGCTGTTTTAGGAATGTTGTTTACAGTGACACCAATCTGTGTGCTGCCAATGCCGCCTGATGAAGAGTCGTCATCAACTATAATTACATCTGCTACAAAAAAATCTGTCCTTGTTCCGTCGCCAACAAAGTTTTTAACCTGGGACTGAACATCCACGCGATTATAAGCATATACTCTGTTGCCTGCTGGAGCACCAATGTACAACCAACGTTCATCGTTGCTGACATTTATGCTGTAGGAATATTCATCATAGTTGAACACATTGATTGTTTTGCCAGCGGTCGGTATGTATCCTGACTGGAACACTATATTAGACCCAGAAATAATCCAAGCAGTGCCTTGAGGTAAAACTACATCATTTACCACAACACTAACCTTAGATGTATCAGTCAATGTAACTCCAGTCACTGAATATGTAGACGCACCAGTGCTGGTAATTTGATCTATACGATAAGGTATTTCTGTCAACAGTTGACTCTGCAAATAATCACCAGAGTTAATATTTCTATTGACTGTTACTGCATAACCTTGTTTGGCCCAACTGTTAGCGGCTCCAACTGCACCCCATTGATTTCCGCCTGATGTAACTGCGCTACCAAAATTTTCAAAGTTGTTGGCACCAGGTTGCAACAATAATGTTTCTACATAGTCTAAAGATCCACCCTTGGTGAATCCATATACGCCACCAACTTCGTTGTTTAACCCAGGAGCACCGACCAATGCACCAAAGCCACCAAATCCTTGAGTAATAGCACTGCCGTATCTAGAATTGATCACTGGCTCCAATGGAGACAATGCCAACGCTGGAGTAAACGGATTTATTTTTTCGTAAACTACCCAGTGTCCTGTGCCATCATCATCGACCCAGGCACGATTGCCAGGCAATAAGCTATTGGCATACACAAGATTTGAAACATCGGCTGCCTGTCTAACACGCATGCTTTCAAGCACAAAGCAAACACCAATACCTGTGAGTTGTGTAACAGCACCGCCTAGTGTCAGTGCCACTGTGATAGTATCAAGTGACGGTACTGATAAAACTTGATATGTACCATCAACCCCCTGACCAAAATATTTCACAACAATATGTTGATCTTTGGTTAGTCCGTGTTGGTTGGCAAATCTTAGCGTACATGTGCCGTTGAGATTGTCTCTCACTTGTACAATGTTGTACAGCACAAGATTATTTCTGTAGATGTTCCAATCGTAGCTGTTGTCTTTGGCTACCCATACACTGGTCCCTACCTGAATATTTTCAATGTCGTTGATCAGTGCAGTGAGTTCAGCAAAATCAAACAGTTTAATGTCAGCATCATCCCAATTTACATAGCCTGCGGTTGGCAGTTGCACATCAGTGGCATTTAAGAAACTGGTTGGCAAAATATCTGGAGATGTAATTGGATAACTTTCCTTCCATAAGTGATTTACTTGCACTGTCTGATCAGCAATGCTGTATTGCTGTGGCTCAATCACTTGAATGGTAGAAGGATTACCTTGCAACAAGGCCTGATTTAGGCGTAGTTCATAGTAGCTACGATTAGCATTGGCTCCGTATATTGCTCGCTGGATTGCCCAGTTTTCAAAAATCTCGTACTCGGCCACTTCTTTGCCAAGATTGGCCTTGGTGAATATGTCTGTGGCCTGTGTGGTACCTTTGATTCCCAAAAATTGTTGATATAGGTTAACTTGACTGATGTCGTCAAGATTTAAATTCTGCATGTAACGACGTGGACGGAATCCAATCAATCCAAATGCCAGTAGATCTGCGTCTCTCTCTTGGTTGACCTGGTTGGTGTCGTAGAACCCACGTATAAATTGTGCTTTAGTGGCAGCGTTGGGCAATAGTCCTTTTTGTATTTCAGCGTAGTCGCTCTTGAGCCAAAACTGGAAATCAAATTTTTCCTGAGGAGGAATAATTTTTACTGCTGACCAATAAGCATCTTTGTACTTGACTATTTGTCCTTTGGTATAGCTCTTGTTTGGTATCCAATCTTGAATGTTATCTTGATTTAAAATAAATCCTTGTGCATCCAAGCTACCGTTCCATTCATAGGTGGTATATCCTGTGAACAGTAATCTGCTTTGGCGAGCACCGGTGGTAGGATTATAGATTAGATCATTGAATATACTGGTGTTATCAAGCACAATCAAGTTCTCGTAGGCAGTGAATTTGGCATTGAGGTAACTGAATGTGTTGTTGTTTACTGCTGTGAGTTGGAAAGCATTTTCGTATCTGTCGACTACATAATCTAACCCTTGAAGAGGTTGTTTGTTTTGGTTAAGCAAAATGTCTTCTGGTGCTGTGGTGCTGAGAGGTTCAGCAATCAAACCTGGTTTGACAATCTGCAATACATTGGCCACAGGGTTGATGTTGATTAAACTGCCCACTGCCCATCCCTGCTTGCTCCAATACACAAATTCTTGAGCCATTTGGCTCCAGTTAAGAATACGACCGCGCTCTTGATCCTCAAAGGTCATACCCTGGGCATCCATAAATGCTCCATAGCTCAACAAAAAGTCAACCACTGAATTTACGCCAACAAATTCATATCCGTAGGGGACCTGAACTACTGTATCACTGTAGTCGTCGGGCACTCGCACCACAGTGTCCGCTACTGTGATAGTTCTATAATTGCCGTTTGGTATGCTGGCACGTATTTCAAAATACGGTTTAGTGGTGCTGTACCCGTACACAGTATAACCCAAATCAGATTTTTGTATAATCACCGAACTCCAGGTCAACGATGCTATGGTTGGATTTTTATACAGCAATAACTGATAGCTTTCATCGGGTAACAACAAACTGGTGTTCAAGCTATTAGGGCTTGATTTTTCTGTAAACAGTTTGATATACTGCTTGTCAGAGAATGCTGCCATACGATAGCAAAGACGCACATCCAGATTGTCTAAAATATTGCTGAGTGCTGTAGTAGTTTCTTTACCAATGACTTTGTTGTAATCAACTACCCAGTTCAAGTAACTGTTTTTAGAAATTCCAGTGCCGTATACTTGAATTGTACCAGCGTCCAATGTACGAGTTCTATCAAAATAAACCCATTGTCCAAGTTCCTCGTTGAATCTATAAGCATCTCTATCAATGTAATATGAGAAGTACTTGGCTGGTTTGGTCAGTGCCAATAATCTTTGCACAGCAAAAGGCCATGCACTGGAAGTGCGCCAGGCGTTTTCAACTGGCCCGTCATCACCTACTGTCCAACTCTTACGGAAACTGCCCGGATCATATTCTCCAACCATGACTGCGTACGGAGGCAACAAGTTACCTTCGCTGTCACTAGGAATAACTGCGGTCAAACCTGGGCGACGATATTTTGGTATGATATATGGTGCCGCTGGATCCATTACTCGGCCAGCTTCTAAATCTTCCCATAGTACCAAGTTGCCTGAGGTATATGGGGCAGGACCATATTCTTGTTCCCACCATGTAGGACGTTTGCTAAATCCTAACATTTCCCAAGGGCGAGTATTTGGAGCATCTGTGTCGTAGAAATAGTTGTATATTCCTCTCCAGGCTCCTAACAATGTTTCATTGTTGAGTTTGTTTAAACTTGCACTATAGTTCCACGTAAATTGGTTGGCAGCATTGTATTCTTGATCTTTGTAGGGTAAGTTGTTAGCACCAACCCAGGCCAAGAAACTGGTGCCCATGATTGTGGTAATTTCTTGTTGTGTGTAATCTGTGGTGCGGAACTGACCAGGGGCAACATCTGCATAGGTCAACGGAATATCTAGTTGGTCTACTTTGAGATTGTCATAGATGCGTTTTTCAAATTCCAACAGAATATCATCTCTAATATCTTGATAGGCCACAGTTATGCTACCATCATGCCCTCTTATTACTTCTGTAGGAGTAATATAAGTTGTATCTACAAATTTTTCTGGAATAAATGATGGATACATGCCCATCTTGGTTGGAGTAGTTGGAACATAGTTTCCAAAAGTGTTTTCGTATTCTCTAATAGAAACTACATCACCCACAGCTAGAGGAACCAATATTGTCACTCGCGGTCCATCTACAGCAACTTCATATTCCACTCCGTTGATCAGCAATTCATTGTTTAGATAAATCAAAATAGCTTGGTAGTTGGCTGAGTCAAGATCGTAGGAGTACAGTGTATCAAATGTGTCTGTGGTAATAGGAGTAACTGTATACACTGTTTCTTGATATGTTTCCCCTGAAGGCAACATGTCGCTCCAGTAAAATGGAGACAGTTCTGTTTTTCCAAAATTGATTTGTGTGACACAAGCATCCAATATTTCAGCCACAGTCATATTTTGGAAATCATTTTTGATCACTGTGTCAACTAATACGTTTTTAAACTTTTGATATTGATACGATGTAAACTCCAAAGACTGGAAAAAGTCATATTCTGTGTTGTTGGTAAACACAGCAGTCATCAACACTGGCGCACTGTTTTGTATGATTTGATCACCGTAAGGAATTAGGTTTCCAAGATCTCGTGTGTTGTTGATACCGTTGATTTCACCAGTGAATGCTGATATGTTTTGACAGATCCCGTTGTAATAATTTCTTATGGTTCCCAAGGTCAGTGTAGTAACCTGATCATTGAGAGGATTGTTTTCAAGATTCAATGGCACAGTGTAGAAACCTGTGGGGCTGGCCACATCACTGACCACTGTGACTTCAATGCTGGCGTCAACTGGTGGTGGATTTATAAAAGTAATAATTGTGCTGTTTGATGTTATTTCATAGGTGTAATTGTCTGTGGTAAGGAACACAGCATTTACATACACTTTGACTGGCACAGTTGCGCTGTCTTGACTCACTGGAATGTCAATGATCAATGGCTCGTTGTTGTATGTAAAAGAAAAACTCTGACGAGACATCACTGTGGATTCAGCTGTTTCCCAACCAATCAATTTTCTAAAATTTGTACGGTCAGCATATTGTCGAACAAAACCTTCACCAATTGGTTTTTCAACACTGATAGTATCTTCTACATACACAAACGTGTCCATATACAAATTGGTGTCAAATACAATGTCTCCCACATTGTTGATTGTGAGATACTTGAGTGGTTGGCCAATGATTTTGTCTGTGACACCTTCGCCTGGAGCATAGCTAAACAATTTTGTTCCACGGAATGAAGTGCTAGGATAAATCAAACCGTCGCTGAAACTGTATCCAGCCGCATCGTAGACATCAAACAACGGAGGCTGATTTACTCCACTTTTTTGTTGTGCTGGGATCCATGTTTCATTGTTAAACCAAAAGCTCTGTCCCTGTAACGTAACACCGCTTAAACACACTGCCACCACATCAAATGGCTCATCTGGCTTGTTGAGGTTGGCTGGTTGCAAATCAATGATAGGTGTTCCGCCACCAGATGGTTCAATAAACGTTACTTGATAAATTTTGTTTCTAACTTCAGGGTCTCGGTCCGCGGCAAATATCACACGTGAGCCTGTGGCAAATGCATATCCGTCAACACTATATCCAATGCTGCCATTGATATTGCTCATGGCATCAGTTTCACGGAAATCGATAATGTTGATTGGCTCAATTCCTTGAGTACCAAAATCAAAAAGTTTAAGTCCTGGCACAAACTCTAACACTGGTCGTTTAGCACGAGCATTATTATCAAGAAAAGGCACAGTGTTGTTGTATTGTGCAGTGGCATTGATAATGTCCACGTGGAACCAACGATTACTACGAGTCCAAGCATTTAGATCTTTGCTGGCACGATTGATTGTTATGTAGTCTTGATCAACAGGAGCATTTAATGTGTCATCAAATGGAGTTGCATCATAGGGTGTTGAATCATAAGGAACAGTGCTAGAACGAGTATATGTTTCTGGAGTGATCAAACTGGTCACTGGCACTAGTTCAATGGCTGTGCCTACTCCTTCTACATAGTATTCTTTTTGTTCATAGCTAGGCGGAGTGGTTGGGCCTTGGAACTGAATCTTTAGGCCGTTAGAGAAAGTTACTCCGTTGGGACTTGTATAGTTCTTTTGTCCAACAATTTCATCAATGTCTATATCTTGATCGCCGGACTGATCTACTAGTTTGATAATTCCAAACAACTCTGGATTGTCTGCATCTTGATAGTACAATATGTCGAGGTTGGCTGTGATCAAAGGAATTTGTTCAAACAATCCACTGGAATTTTTGTAAAAACTAATGTTGGCATATTGATTGCCATAGAGAGTCAACAGTCGGCTGAGATTGTTAACTGGACGATCTACTGTGAGTCGTATGTAGGGATTGAGTGAATCGTCAAACACATAGTTGATTCTCCACACGCTGTAGCGTTGGCTATCCAGAGAAATTTCCACTGTTTCGTCAAAGGGCACAGAGTCATAAGGTTGGCCGGCACTGTCATACAGTCCTGTAAAAAACCATCCAGCATTGGACAAGAAAATTACAGTACGACCATTAAGATCTTTGACTCCGTCGATGCCACCATATCTTTCAATGAATTCGCTGACATAGATATTGTTGATATCATCAAATTGGATACTGGTAGCAAAGTCTACTGTGCCGGCATCCTCAAGTTGATAGTAAAAATTCTGTGCGCTTTTGGCAGGAACATTAAAAGTAATGGTACCGTTGTCTTCACCGTTGTTGGTTACACCCAACACTTCTCGACTGCTTTGATTTGGGGTCTGTGGCAGTACTCCTGAGGTACCGGGTACTGCTTGTATCCAGAATCGATGCCCATTCTGTTGTACATTGAAGTCGTAGCTACCTTGACGCACCAACGTGATGGTTGGGTTTGTGCCAGGAACTCCGCTGAATGTATAATTGTTGCTGTTGCGAGTCACTGTGAAATCATCAGTGAGTGGCACAGGGTCAGCAAACACGTCAACCGAATCAGGACCGGCTGGTAACCAATAGTATTGACTAAAATTTATAAATTTGTCAAGATCAACAAAAGGATCCCAGCTGTAATATTCACTTTCCCATAAGCGATCTTGTCTTGTTGTTGTACCGCCTTTGACTTTGATTGAATCAACCAGACCAGGATAGGTCACTGCTGTTTCAACTGTGTTGGTGTTGGGTTTAAGGAAAACTACGCCTGGCTCAAGCTGATAATCTGTACGAGTTTTAGTAGGCTCAAGTACATAGCTTTCTTTGGGATTGACTCCAGGGCCAACACGTCGACCAATAAAACCTTGTGTGGGTTTGAGTTTAGGATCCTGCACCAATTGATCCAACGTAGCAGACAAGAATTGTCTGTTGGTTGGTGTGCGGAAAATCTCTGGTAGAAAATCTACTGTACGAATTCTTGTTTGTGCCATTGTTATACTACCCCGCTGTTTGGTGCGGTTCTCAATTCACTGCTGGTCAATGCATCAATGACTTCAATGTCGTTGACCGTGGCTGCATTTACAAATATCTCATTGGGTTGGCAACGTATTTCATACAAGTCACCAAAGCTCTTCAATGGATCCTGCGGCACTAATACCACAGTAGAAATAATATCGCCTAGTTCTTTGTGTAAGTAGGCCGCTAGCTCTGAGAAGAAGAAAGTCAATCCAAAGTCCCATTTGTCAATGGTAAAGTATTCATTGACAGCGGCAACCATGCGACTCTTAATTTCACTCACGCTGACCACAGCAGATGAACTGCGTACAACTTTGAGAGTGGCTCGAAGTTCAGGCGACGATTTGTCACCAAACAAAGGCTTGAACACTACAGAATTTAAAATCATGTTGTCTGATATCATTTTATATCGTTGTAAACTATTGTATGCTGTTCCTAGTTCGTCAATGGTAGGCGGGCTTGGTTCAGGCACTGTGCCTGTTGAGTCTTTGATGTAGTTTTGATAAGCATTGTAGTAAGCTGTGGTCACTAGATAGATATCAATAATATTTGAAGAACCTGGATCAATGCGTCGACTCAATGGAGCATTGTGTCTGTATTGGAAATACAAATCCTGGCGGCCAACTCTTGCTATAAGTCCTGACAATTCTTTCAAAGTTCTTACACCGTTGAAAGCTATGTCAAGTTCGTAAAATACCAAGTCGTTGTAGGCGTAAAAATATTGACCGTCAGAGTATTCTGCTTTGGCCAGCTCAATTTGATCTAGAGTGGCATATTCGCTGACTACCTTGCCTTTGGACAAAGGCAGATAACGTTCAAGATTGTCAAAATCTACTGTGCGCTCAAAGAAAACATATTTGGTGGTAGGGTTTACCTCAGGTGCCACTAAAGTTTCAAAATAATCTGGATCGTCAGCTACTCCATCGTTGTCAGAATCTTTGAAACTGATCTGTACTTGGAAATCATCAATATAACCGTCTGCTTGTATAGGCTGACCAATGATGTCCATAATAATGTCGCTGTTCAATGGAAGAGACACGTCTGGGCGATTGTTGGTTTTAAGGCAATTGATAAAATCATTGATTACTGATCCTGTGCGAGGATCATACACTGCCTGCGAGCCATCATAGAAAAAGCGAGTTTGCAAAATACTGCCCCAGAATCTCTGCAGTGCGCGAGAGCTAACTGTGTAGGTAACTCCGTCAGTTTCAAAGGCCACTAACCAAGAATTATCAAGGCCTTGCCCAGATTGATCTTGTGCATTGGCCAAGCTAAATGTGGTTGCTGGATTTAAATTTTGACTGGTTATCAAATACCATTCGCCTGTGAGGTTGTCAAACCCTAGTCCAAAATTTCTGTAGAGTTCAATCTGATCAATCATTGACTGCTCTAGTGTGACTGGCAAGTCTGTGATAAATTTAGGTATTACCTGTGTGGGTATAGCACCAGTTGGTATAAAATTGTTCAATATAACCGGCCCTTGACCATCGGGCAAATTGCCTGTACCAAAGTTGGTACCATCTAAAATCAATGCACTCACTGTGGCCCATAACACTAGCTTGTCATTGGGCAGGGTAGGAAGACCCAGTTTGAGTCTGTTGTTTTCGTCAAAGTAGTAACCAGTGGGAGCTACAAATTTAATCAACGACCCTTGCGCCATGTATTGTTTGTTGTCACTGGATTGCGGACCAATGGGTGCAGGTGCTCCCGACGATATAAATTCAAAATAACCTGTGGTCTCATTGAGCGCAGTGGTACTTTGTTGCCATCTAATTCCAAGGGTGAGTAGATCAGGACGAAGGAAATTTTGATAGTAAAATTCCAACATTCCCCTGCTGGACAGCACAGGTTCCACTGCGTTGACAATGACATTGGATATGTCGTTTTTATCAACAAATGTAAAAGTAAAACTTGGGCTTGCGGTATTTTCCCAAACTAGTCCGTCGCTGGCAAAAATATTAGTTGATGAATATTTGCCTGTGATGTCAACTAAATCAAGATAACGACTGGTTCCAATAGAACTGCGGTTCACTGCTTTTGACTTGATGATTGTACCAAACAAAGTGTACGGGAAGTTGTTGTAGTCTTCACCGTTGACCATACGGTTTTGTGTATAGTACCTAGCAGGAGCGCGACTCTTGATGTCGGCCAGGCTTTCTCTAGATGACGCATTAGACACAGGCTGGCTGAGGCCACAAGTAAATGTAACTGTTTCAAGACGTCCTGTGCGACTTACATAACCAATACTGATCTGTATGGCCTGCATCTCTTCAGGGTTAATGATGTATTGCAGTCCATTGGAAGCACGTACATAAGAACGGAATGTGCCTACGGGTATTTCTGTGAACACACCATCGCCAAAGTTCAAGTTAATTTGATCGTTAGTTCTGCTGGTAACAGCAAAAAATTTACGAGCATCAGGGGCTAACTGTTCAACTGCGGCTGAGTATAGGCTAGGAACTTTGATCCATTCGGCTTGAACGTTGCCCACGTCGTCAAGTTGATACAACCAAACGTCTTCATTGTTGATGCCGTCAATGTTGATTGCTACAACTCGATTACTGATACGCTCGCCAAGATTGAAATCTTGATTTTGCAGTGTACCTTGTTTGAAATAAAAGAAGAATCCTGTGTTGGGACTGCCAAACCCTAATTGATCAGTGCGGAACAACACATTGAATATGCCTGAAGGTTTAGGTGCTGGTTCATATACATAGTCCTCGTCCTGGAAGGTTGAGCTCACTGCTTCAAAGGTCATTGATGTGCCATCAATGGTTGATGTAAACGGTACCACTGGCAAATAGCCAGGCACTAAATTGAGGCTGTACTCTTGTGTTTCTATGCCTAGGATGTTTTTAGTGGCACCTGGTTTTCCAAAGCGTTGACTGTCAACCAAGGCAGCGTTGAGTATAACCGTGAATTGTTCTTGCCAGTTGACATTGGTCACGTCATTCCAGTTTACTGTGACTCCGCTGAGATTTTGACCGTTGAAGTCTATCACATTCTCTGTGGTTGATATGTTGAATACTTTAAGGTACCCCTGTGCTTCTTGGTTGCGTTTAGGGGTGTAGCTAACCAAGTTGGCCAGTTGCACAACAGAATCTCTACGTTCTGCTGTGTCTAAGAAATTTTCACGTATGTTTAGGTCATTGCGGAATGACAGAGACTGTCCCATGAATGCCATGACATCAAGCAAGGCCACGAACTCGCTGGACTCAATGTAGTCGTTGAAGTTTTCTGGATAGTACAGTCTGATGTAGTCTATGAAACTCTTGCGTAGCGTTTCAAAATCGTAACTTTGAAAGTCAGCTTCGCGGTAAGTTTGGTAGATTCTTTTCCAGTCCTCTACTCCGAATATCGCTGTTTGTCTTGTAGTTTTGGCCATAATACCTTCCGTGAAGTATTTATGGTTTAGATTAACGGCTCAGTTTTAGATGTAGCTGGCTGTGCGTGTTTGTTGGTCAAAAAACACTGCCAGTCTTTCAGCGTTGGTGCCTTGCACTGTTTGTATTTCTAGTTCAACCAGGATACCATTGATCTGCGGGTAAGCATCAGCCGTGGTAAGATATATTCTAGGATCTTGTCCTACTATTCTTTGCATTTCTTCTATGATTAAACTGGCAGTCTGTTCTGTTTGAGGCTCAAATATCAAATTCCACATTGTGGTGCCCACGTCAGGTCGGCCCACTTACCTTGTCGTATGTTAAAGTAGTTCAAGAGATCACGTTTGATCAGCTCAAAATCCACAAGAGTAAATTTCTTGTACTGGTTAATAGTGTTAAATCCAATAAATGTAGGCATAGTAATGTATTTAAATGAAAAGTTGATTTCTTAGATCTGCTTGTTGAGCTCTAAGCTCTTCAAGTTTAGCAAACAATCTAACACGGTTTTGATTGGTTGTTGCACCCGATGATCGACTCTGAGTAGCAGAATTTAGGGATGCAATTTGCGATTCTACACTGGCTATTTCTGCATTTACCTGAGATAGTTGAGCTTCCAATAACGCTGTGTTGGAAACTTCTGTGTTGGTGTTGACAAATCCACTGTAGTTTGGAGTAGTTACTTTGTCGTTGCCGATTACTGCTCGTACTGCATCGTCGACGGCTCCTCGATCAGTTGTAACAGTAGACCCTGGTTGCACTGTGCTAAAACCTTTGAGTGCATCACTGATTTTTTGATTGCTAAGTTCCACTGCATACTGCGCACCACGTACCAGCTGGTTAACATTGGTCACTGTTGTAGTATTGTCCAGTGTGCCTTGCACCCAGGATTTTACCACAGTAGGACCATATTTGGATCCGGCCTGTACCAGTCCTGCCAATTTAGCAGGTTCCTCATTGCCAGTGACTATGCCTGCAGATCTCAATTGCTGTAATGAACTTTGATATAGATCTGTCTGCACAGCGGCTTGCAGTTTAGGGTCTGTCAACAATACATTGACGTTGGTAACACCTGCTTGTCCAGTCCACACACTGGGACTTGTTAAAATCTCTGTGGGTGTGGCTGTGCCATCTGTAAGGTAAAACTCAACTGTGCCTGGTTTTAGGTATCCTGCATCTTCTAATTGTTTAGGTGTGAGTTTGTAAGCTCCTACACCTTCGTCGCTGACAACATTTGAATCTTGACCAGACTCCAGCTTGACCTGTGCCAGCATGCCAGTGACCTGTTCAGGTTCAATAGATCCCACGCTTACTGTGGCTGGATCCTGTGTTTCGTATTGTTCCGCTTCAATTGGAGTAAACTCAGTATCTTGAATCTCGGCATATTTTTGATCAATTTCCCCAGACACTGCTGTGCTTACTTCTGCAGTCTGTAAAGCTGATGTGGCCGATATTCCTCTACCATGGAATGGGTAAGGTTCGTGTGTGGGTGCTCGCGTGACAATGGACTGCAAGGCTCCACCTTGTACTACCCAGCCACGATTTTGTTCAAACTTAACATCTGGTAAACTTTGTTTCAATATACTGCTAGGCTTGGCAACGTCGGGCGCATCGCCACTGTTGAGTGCAATACATCCTGCCGACAGTGACATTTGATTGCCACCGTTAAATGTGCCACTTTTGCTGGCTTTGAGACTCAAAGTGCCGTCGCTCTTTATACCTACGTAGCTGTCACTGTACAGTAGCATGGCCTTGGATGCACTGATCTGCGTCAGATCTGCTTCAATGGCCACTGTTCGTTCTCCACGAATGTTCACTGAACCTTTGGCATTCATGTTGATATTACGATCTGCATGTATATTGATATCCCCATTGCTACGTAGATTGATAGAGTTGGTTGAATACACATCTACCGTGCCTTGACTGCCAAATTCCATCCAAGTTTGTCCGTTGGCATGTATGATGTAAAAACAATCACCTGAATCACTCATAGTAATCTGATGACCTTTGGCTGTGCGTAGACGAACTAGCTGGTCAGCACCTACAAGATCACCGTCGTCCATGACAAAACTATGCCCGCCGCGACGTGCTATCACTGCGGCATCTTGTGGCTGTATTGCGCCTGCTTCAACTCTTTGTTTGACATCCTGGTCGCTCATACCACCTTGATAGATTGGTCTACCTGGAGTTGAAATACCATAGGCTGCGCTGGGGCTTTCACGTTGGGCATTGGAACCAATGGGACCACGCACAGGATCTTTGATCAATCCTTGCTGTAATAACACTGCGGCTACTACAGAATGCACAGGTTTTTTGCTGTCAAAAAATCTAGGGTTCTCGTCCAATGTTTTATTGTTGATGTTTAATTCAACCACTGGCAACTGAGGTGCGCCTTCAAAGTACGGTGCTTGAGCACTGTTATCTAATTTAAAATTACGTGTGGCTCCAATGGCAGGCAGCATGTGCGTCACACCTGGATCAATCACTGCACCAAGATAGTAGCCATAGTTTGAGTCGCCTGACGCAAAGAAACAAACCAAAGTTGTGCCAATGTCAGGAGGAGTAAACCACATACCATAACTTTGTTTGTTTAAAACATAGTTACCTTCGCCAGTTTGCTGATCTGTTGGCGGGTTAGTTGCCCCATAAAACGGACTTACCGGCGCCACTGTTCTCCAAAGATCTGGATTATTTTTATCTGGGCCAGCAAAGTCTTCGATCCATACTTTGACACGACCGCTTCGAGTGTTGTCAACAACCTGACGTACTTCGCCAATGTACATGCCCACCTGTGTGGGTGCATTGCCTCGATCTAGTTTATAAGCACCGGGTACGCCCGAGCTTCGTTGCATATTCTCTGCCATCTATGTCCTCTTATGGTGCTATAATATCGCTAATCTGGGCCGCATCATCTCCAGGGGCCTGCCCATTGTTGCCTCTAACCTGGCTGGCCACTGCTGTTCCTCTTCTGCCACTATCAACGCTACTTCTAGTACTATTATATAATGGTGCTGCCGGGGTGGCTGTGCGAAATTGTTCTCTTATAGCATCAATTTCGTTTTCTGGTGCTCTTGCTACATCGACTGCTATTATTTGATCAGCTCTGGATGCTATAACTTGAGCGCCTGACTGTCGAGCTATGTCCTGTGCTGTTTGGTCTGCGTTTCTTGGATCAAATCGTCTCACAGCACCTTCTAATTTTTGTGTAAATCTACCTTGTCTAAACGTACTCTGCACTTTCAGTGCTGTAAAAACAGTACTCACTGACGCTAGATTGTTTTCGCCAGTGGCCTGACTGTAAGATTGATTTTTAGCATTAACTTCGGCTAGGCCATTGGTGATGTTATAGTCTGCCACAGGGTTAACTCTAATTTCATACAAAGTTTCACTGGCGTCTGTGTTCACTGATCCGTCGGGCATGAATGGTTTGAGGTCTATACCGCGATTATAAAATATATCGCTTTGTACCAGCCAGTCTGGATCACCCACAATGGTCAGCTGAGCTTTTTCTATGTCAGAATCACTGTACAGTCTTTCAGATAATTGTGCCGCAGGAGTTGTGGTATCACCCTGCCCTCCGGTGCCTTCTGAATTGGGCTTGTTTTGAAAATATCTTTTTTCATACAGTCGACCATCAGCTGTTAAATCATTTAAACTGGACCCGCCCTGGCTGTTGCCAAATGACAGTGTATAGTTGTAGTTCACTGTGATATCTAGGTCCAACACTTCGCTGTTTTGTCCTGTGAACCAATAATTATAAATTTTGTGTGCTCCACGATATCGAGCTCGAGGAAACACTGGCACACGAGGATCATTGATTTGATACCTGCTCACAGTATAGGTAATTTTATACGCAATGGTTCTTCGTATGTTGTCGTATTTCAATGGAGTCACTCTGCTACGAATTCTGTACCATTGCACTGTGGCCACCGGTGTTTGTGGTCGAGGTTTCAAAGTTACTTCGTCAAACACAATGTTTTGTTGGCTAGTGATATAACTGCTATTGCGCATGACCAAATCAATCAACTGAACTATCTGTGTGCCTCGTGTGACTGACCAGTTTTTACTTTGATTGTCATAACGTGTTTTGCCCGGCAACAAGGCTTCAGCGGCAGTGGTAGCCACCGGCATGGTAGAACGCAGTTTGTCTTGTTTGCCCGGTCTAGCCATTTTAGCGTCTGCCAACCCTGGAACATTTTCTAAAATAATCTCATACTGATCAGCAACTTCTTGTTGTCCTTTGCTGACCAAATCAAGTTGATGTTGGTTAAGAGCTTCGCACAGTCCTTGAGTATACAGTTTAGCATTGCTCAACGACGACGCCTTGGGCGGTGCGCTGGCATTGGTTCCTGGATCGTAGAGTTCACCAGTTTCGGGGTTACGCCTCAAGTTAGATGCTGATCCATCTTCGGCATACACTGGAATGCCTATACTATTGCCCAGTGCATCTGCTCCGTTGATGCTCGACGATCCTAGCACAGCGCGACCATTCAGCAGAGTTTTAACATCAGGCGCTGACAATTCAAAATCAAAAGGAATAGTAGCTGTAGCATCACTGAATGCAATGTTGGTTTGTGGTACGGTGGCTGCAATTTGGTACTCCACGGTTTTGGCTGATATTTTATATCTGATATCTGCTATTTGAAAAGGGAACCATTTTTCCAATATTGTGTTGCTGTCGCTGCCAACTTCTGTGATACCAAGTTGGCTGCCATTTACCATTTTGCCTTGCGCATCATACCCATAGAATCTCACTATCATGAGAAAATTCTGATTGCCTTCACTCACTGTGGAGCCTTTGTCGGACTGATGTTGTCTGACTGCTTTTCTCAATCGGTCAATAAATGTTATTCCTGTGGGCTCAACCACAGTGAATTTTAAATCTGTTGCATTGTGCGCTCTGGTGCCAGCCTGTGTTCCTACTGCGCTTTCAATCACTAGATTGTCAAGATAAAAATCTACGTCAAAAAATTTGTTTCGTTGACCTGTTCCAAACCCTAGCCCTTGATCGATGCCTCCACTTTGTATAATCAACTGCTGTGTGGGTAATACTTTTTTCTGGCTGACCAACAAGCGTTGATATTCTTCTATGTTCATGATATAGATGCTGATGGTGTAGGTCATTGACGCCAACTTGGCCAAAGGATTGGGCTGAGCAATGATTGGTGCCAAAAACTCTGGAGCAATTTGGGGCCTTCCATCGGAAGTTGACCCCGACGTTATCACAGATGAAGCTTGTACTATGTTATCATCATTGGGCGCATAAACACCGTTGTTTTGTGTGGCTATTAAATTTCTAACATTTCTATTACCACCTACAATCGATGATGCGCCGTCATTGGCACCCAGGTCTTCATTGTTTTCCAACGGCGGTCTTTGTACATTAGTTTGTGCCGAAACTACATTGGGGTCAGGTAGTGGGTTTCCTTCATCATCATTGACAATCAAAGGTGGTGGCGGATTTGACACCACTGCATCTTCTAAACGAGCCTGTCTAGCCGCAATGACTTCTTCACCTGAGGAATCCCCTGGTGGTATTGGCACATTGTTGGCTTGGTTGTAGCGTGTTTCATTTAGCCGTGTTAACAAATTTTGCGAGGATCTACGTACAGAATTTATACCATCTTGTATGTTTTTTTGCACAGTGGTGTATGCCTGTACCAGTTGTCGTTCTGGTTCCACTGTGGCCTGTGTGGCCATGGCTGAAATTTCAGTGCCGGCTTTGCTGTTGTTGGTTTGTGCCAGACCTAGAAAAGTATTGACCTGCCCATAAAGACTTTCTGCTCTAGGTACGTTTTGCACAGCCACAGATGCTGCCAGTTGACCGTTGAGATTTTCTGCGGTGTCTAGTTGTTTTTGAGCCTGATTGAGGTAGCCTTCTGCCTGTCGCTGACTTAGTACAAATGTCTGTGCCATGTGTTAGAATCCCAGGGCGGCTTTGAGTGTGTCAATCTTGGGAATGTAAATTTCTACACCTTCTCGAAAACTACCTAGAGGATCTGTCAGTGTGTTGGGGTTTCGCTGAGCAAACACCCACCAAAGTCCAGCATCGCCATATAGGTCATAGGCCAGTAGGTCAGGGCGTAGATTGTAGGTAGTATTGATCTTGAAAAAAATGTCGTCGGCCTGTTTGGGTATGGGGCGATTGGTCATAAATCCAAGATAGATATTGTTTTTTGGTGTGCTAAAGTAAGCACTGGTTGGAGCATACACAGCCATTACCAGAACCCTCCTCTTAACAAGTTGCCATTGGCATATTTTTCTAAACTAAACTGCTGGCTGACCTGACTGCGTGTTGGCATTGGTAGCAAGGTCAACGCTATACTAATTTTAGTTGGTACATAAGTCGGCGAATTAGTGCCAAGATTGGGCGGTGCCGGCGGAATGTTCATGCCACCTTGTGGTAAATTTGCTCCAGTGAGTCGACTCCATATATTACTAAGACTGTATGACGCAGTGGTAGTGCTGGATAATGCTCTACGGAACATCAAACCGTTGCCACCTTGAGTGACACCGGCAGAAGTTGATTGACGGCCTCGAGCACGAATATAATCTACATCACTGGGTAGATTGTAGTTGAATTGTTTTATCACACAAGGATGCTCGTTGAATTGAAAATCTCCCAGGCCACTGAGAAATACCAATGGTGGCGGTGTACCGCGATTCTTGTCTTGTCCATAAAACATTTTAGTGCATGATCTTAAAAAGTGTATGGTAGCCAATAGATAGTCAGCTTCTGTGGAATCTTGAGCTGTGAAGTCGGCATTCAGTGTTACTTCGCCCGGGTTACTACCTTTGTAGAAATATCCGCGATAGTTGGAATGTACCAGGTCATAGGCATTGTATTCTGCTGTATAGGCCATGTCTATGCGAGGAGTATACGGAAATACCACGCCATCTGTGTTGCGCAATGGCTCCATGATACCAGCTGTACCAATGCCAGGAGTTTTATAAAGATAATCTGCACTAGGAGCTAGTCTTAATCGAACACGCCAGTCACCATCGCCCACTGCTTTGCCTGCGGCTTTTCGCAAGGCTGACACTGATGCCTGTTGTCGAGCCTGTGCCAGCGCGGCTTGTTCTCGAGATGCTTCTGCACTGGCACGAGTGGCAGGTTCAACAAAATCGCCACCCACAAACACAGGGTCTCCATTTTCGTTTAAGGTATAGCCTGGTAACAAGAAACCGTCTTCGTCATAGGCCACTCCTGTGAATGCTGGAGGTTTGTTGCCGTAAGCAGGGTCGCCCACAGAAAGATTTTGTGCATCAAGTGTGGCTTGTTGTTGAGTGAGTCCAGATTGAACTATTTGCCCATCAGCAAGATTTACTACATCCCACTTGCCTGTTGCAGGATCGTAAGCGGCCGCGTAGTTGCCGCCAACGGGTGCTGGTGCTACGTTTTGCGGAGGACTGGCCAAGGCCTGTGCCTGTTGTACATTTACAGGATAGGGATTAGGAGCAGGGCTGGGCTGGCCATCGAGTCCAACAGCCACTCGATTTCCTGCCCCATCTTCGTCTTGAGCTTCTCTTCTTTCTGCATCAGCGGCAGCAGGATCTGGAGGATCATTAACTGCTGGTGGACTAACAACAATAGGTGGTGGAATAATTGGCGCAGGTGTGCCTGTGCCAGCTTGCGGATCGTTGGTCACTGTGTTCACACCGTCGTTGGAATCAGCTCTCTGAGGAATAGGAGGTCTGGGAACTTGCGGATTGGGAGGATTGGTGGCCCTGGTTAAACTGGTCAACTGTGTTTGAGCTTGCGCACGAGATCTTTCTAACTGCTGGATTGCTTGTTCAATGGCCGTGGTTTCTCCCGGTCTAAAACTAGGCCGCTGAAGTTGAGACCTGAGTTGTGCTATACCTGCATCAAAACTCTGGATCTGCTGTTTTAGTTGTGCTTGTGTGGCCATAGTAATTCCCTTGTTGTATTTACCGACAACAAAAACGGCTAAGTTAATCGCACAAAAGGTTTGACAAACGGTGAGAGTGTTGTATAATAACTACATTACAAGGAGAACTTCCACTCATGGCTACTACGCCCGCAACACCTAAAAAAGTCAATTATCTCAACAATAGAGATATCTTAAAAGAAATACATTTCAGCAAAAACACCTACTGTTCATATCGCGATCCTGTGCTGGATCACCAGTATGATATTATTTTGCCATCGCTGGAAAAAATCAATCAACGCACTGTTGCCGAAGCACGTAGAAATCGTGCTGACCGTATCAAACGCGAAACCGGCGAGGTTGTTAACGACAAAAAAATTCCGCACACAGATCTTGTGTTTCGCATCACTTGCTGGGAGCATATACCCATGGCTCCTAAAAAACAAACCAAAGCACAAGCCAAAAAAAGCAAGATGGAAGAGCTGTTAGAGCTTGATGATTCTATCGAATCTGACGGTTTAGAGGAATTGGTAGAAGTACCTGTGCTGGACATGAACTATGTGAGATTGAACTTTCCTCCCTTCTATCACTATCGTTTGGACGAAGAAAAACAGCCGTTTTTGGTGGGCAAATCGCACTGGAAGGGTACCTTAGATGGGGGCGAGTTCTGCAGAGATCATGGCAAAATGACCAATAAATTGGCTCACATGTTTATCAAATTGTGCGAAAGATATGCTACAAGGAGTAACTGGCGTGGATACACATACAACGAAGAAATGCGGGGACAAGCCTTGCTACAACTCAGCCAAATTGGCTTGCAGTTCGATGAATCAAAATCGCAGAACCCTTTTGCGTATTATACTGCCGCTATCACTAACAGCTTTACTCGTGTGTTAAACATTGAAAAGAAGATGCAAAATATTCGTGATGATATCTTAGAATTAAACGGACTCAATCCTAGCTGGACACGACAATTTTCCGAAAGTCATAACAAAGCAGCCGAAGCGGTTGCAAACAGTCCCGAAGAATAGTATACTGCTACTCTATGGCCAACTTATTCAAGAAGGCTATCGTTTTCACTGACATCCATTTTGGACTGAAATCGAATAGCCTCATACACAATCAGGATTGCGAAAAGTTTGTAGATTGGATCATTGCAACTGCTCGAGAGCAGGGCTGTGAGACTGGAATGTTTTTGGGCGACTGGCACCATCACCGTGCTTCAATCAATCTACAGACTTTGAACTTTAGCTTGCAGGCGCTGGAAAAGCTGTCGGCAGCATTCAGTCAATTCTTTTTTATTCCTGGCAATCATGATCTCTACTACAGAGACAAGCGTGACATTCACGGTGCTGCCTGGGCTCGACACTTGCCCAACATACATGTGTGCAACGATTGGTTCCACGAAGGTGATGTCATAATTGCTCCTTGGCTGGTGGGCGATGATCATAAGCGCATACAAAAAATGTCCAGCAAGTATATGTTTGGACACTTTGAACTTCCACATTTCAAAATGAATGCTATGGTAGAAATGCCCGACCATGGAGAAATACAAGCCGCACACTTTGGGCACTATGACAAAGTGTTCTCTGGGCACTTCCACTTACGACAACACAAAAACAACATCAACTACATTGGTAATGCATTTCCTCATAACTTTGCCGATGCCGGAGACGACCAGCGCGGGTGCATGATATTAGAATGGGGTCAAGAACCCAGGTATCATGCCTGGGCCGATCAACCATTGTACAATGTGTTTGATCTTTCAACTCTTATCGATCGCGGAGATCAACTGCTTCGACCCAACATGCATGTGCGTGTGCAGTTAGACATTGAAATTAGCTACGAAGAGGCTGGGTTTATCAAGGATACGTTTATAACCAAACACAATCTTAGAGAAATGGCATTGATGCCCAACAAGCGGTCAGCCCTGGAAGAGGACTTAGCCCCAGGCGAAATTCGATTTGAGTCTGTGGATCAGATTGTCACAGATCAGATCACCAAGATTGAATCAGAATTTTACGATCCTAAATTGCTATTACAAATATATCAGGCGCTATGATAAAAAAAGTATTATGCCTTGGTAACAATACTGTAGATACAGATACTAAAACACGAAAGCTCTCCGCCGATGCTGACATGCCATGCCACGGACTGCTAAGTGAGCTCGACCGTCCAATTACCTCAGCACAGTATCTAGAAAATGGGTACTATCATTCTAGTGTGTACGATGTGGCTTTTGGGAAACTGAAAAATCTTTGCGAAGAGTTTGATCTGGTAATCATGCTGGATCAACCTAAAACTCAATGGGAGCATCCTAATTCTTTTTATCTCACAGTTCGACTACTTAACAGTCTTAAAACTAAAATAAAATTTCTAAATGTAACATACAAAGACAACATTGAGTTTTTTGAAGACCTTGTCAAGAAAAACAAAAGTTTTTGTATATTCCCCTTTATTGAGATGTTGACAAATTTTGATTCTACCACAGTATGTTGTAGGTCGGATACTCCAATTGTGAAACTGTCAGAGCTTAAAGATTTTAAAACTGACCCAAACTATGTTGCTATTAGACAAAAGATGATTGCTGGAGAACTGTTGCCCGAGCATTGTGATTCTTGTTATCGTCTTGAAAACAAAGGTATCCTCAGTGCTAGACAACAAGAAACTGTGGAGTGGGCTAATATTTTGAATATTAACAGTCTTGAAGATCTTGATGAGATTGTTGCACCAGCATATTATGAAGTACGTCCAGACAACAAGTGTAATCTACAGTGCAGAACTTGTAATCCCCTTAACAGTCACCTTATTGCCCGAGAGTATAAAAAACTCAATATTGGAGTAGTTGACCTGCTGCCAAAAAGACACACATCTGGCTTTGAAATTATTAAGTTCGATAATCTTAAAAAACTCTATGTAGCCGGTGGCGAGCCCATGGTAATGCCTGCATTCTACCAGTTTCTTGATGACTGCATCAACAATGCTAACACAGATTTTGAGATGCTGGTTAATACTAATGGCACCAAACTCAGTGCTCGTTTTAAAAATCAACTAAAAAACTTTTCTAATTTTCAGTTTGTTTTTAGTATAGATGGATTTCAAGATCTTAACTATTACATACGATGGCCTGCTGATTGGAATACCATTGTTGAAAACATTAGATACTTGAGAGAACAGCACCATCGAGTCACTGTTAATGTTACTGTTTCAATTTATAACATTTCAAGTTTGGACAAGTTACTGGCATTTATTGACAGTGAATTTCCTAACACCTTGGTACATTGTCAGTTGGCCGAAGGTCCACAGTGGATGTCTCCGTTTGTTTATCCATTCAAAGATCAAGCGTTAGAATCATTGCACCGAGCACAAACGCTGATGTGCTATGCCAACGACCCGTTGCTGGCCAGTAGCATCAATGGTTATATCAACCACTTTGAGAATCAACATGTAATTGACTTTGCTTCTTTGGCTCAGTTTTACAACATCAACAACAAGCTCGACCAATCTAGAGATATTGAACTCAAAGATTATCTGCCCGAGCTAGACAACTACCGAAAGATTGTTTATAATAACATATGATCCAAATAAAAGATCTCACCGTTAAAAACTTTATGAGTGTGGGCAATGCCACACAGGCCATTAACTTTGACCGCAGAGACCTCACACTGGTGTTGGGTGAAAATTTGGATCTTGGAGGAGACGGTAGTCGCAACGGCACAGGCAAGACTACAATTATCAATGCCTTGAGTTATGCGTTGTATGGCCAAGCTCTTACCAACATTCGCAGAGACAATCTAATCAACAAAACCAATGGCAAAAACATGTTGGTCAGCCTGGACTTTAATATTAACGGCCGAGACTACAAGATTGAACGCGGTCGTAAACCCAATGTGTTAAAGTTTTATGTCAACAACGAAGAACAAGCCGCAGATGACAACAGCCAGGGTGACAGTCGTGAAACACAAGATGCTATAGAGGCAGCCTTGGGTATGACGCATGACATGTTCAAACATGTGCTGGCATTAAACACATACACTGAACCGTTTTTGAGTCTTAAGGCCAATGATCAAAGAGCTATCATTGAACAACTTCTTGGAATTACCTTGCTCAGCGAACGTGCTGAACGCATCAAAGAACTCAACAGAGAAACCAAAGACGGCATTACACAAGAAGAAATGCGTATTCGTGCAGTACAGGAAGCCAACAAACGCATTGAGGAACAAATCGAAAATCTACGTCGGCGACAAACAATGTGGATAATAAAACATGATGAAGAGATTGAAAAGTTGCAAACGGCGCTGGAAGAGCTTAAGAAGATCGACATTGAAGCGGAGATTGAAGCGCACAAGGCGTACAAAATTTGGGATCAGAAACGCAAGGATATCAACGACTTATCTGGCCAGATCTCCCGCACGAAACTTGATGTGGATCGAGAAAACAAAAGCGTTGAAAAACTTAGCAAAGAGATTGCAACACTTGAGTCTCACACCTGTCACACATGTGGTCAACCGTTCCACGACAATAAGCACCAACAAGTTATGGAAGCGAAACAGAAAGATTTGGCAGGTGCAAGAGCGGCAAGCCAGGAACACAGCAACCTCTTATCAGAACTACAGGCTGCCCACGACTCCCTGGGCACGTTAGGTAAACCACCTAAGATGTTCTATGACAACGAAGCCGATGCTGTACATCACCAGGCAACATTGACCAATTTAGAAAAACAAATTGCCGAAAAATCTGCTGAAACTGATCCATACGGCGAACAAATTGAAGAAATGACCGGTCAGGCTTTGCAAGTAGTAACCTATGATACTCTCAACGAGCTCACAAGACTGCAGGAACACCAAGATTTTTTACTTAAACTTTTGACCAACAAAGATTCGTTTATACGTAAGAAGATCATTGAACAAAATTTAAGTTACTTGAATGCTCGACTCACTCACTACCTGGATCGTATTGGACTGCCGCATCAGGTCATATTTCAAAACGATCTCAACGTTGAAATCACAGAACTTGGCCGAGATCTTGATTTTGATAACTTGAGTCGTGGCGAACGCAATCGACTTATTTTAAGTATGAGTTGGGCATTCCGCGATGTTTGGGAAAGTTTGTACTCACCTATCAACTTGCTGTTTATTGACGAATTAGTTGACTCGGGTATGGACACACAGGGCGTAGAAAATAGTTTGGCCTTGCTGAAGAAGATGAGTCGAGAGCGTCACAAATCAATTTGGCTAGTATCGCATCGCGATGAACTGGCTGGTCGTGTAGAGAACATTTTAAAAGTAGTCAAAGAAAATGGCTTTACAAGTTATAACACAGATGTAGAAATTACATGAGTCTAGCAACCTGGCATTTTCATATAGAGATTTCAAGCAAGTGTACTTTGCGATGCCCTCGTTGTGCTCGGCAAGAAGTTCCGGACAGTTTGGTCAACACTGAACTAGATTTAGAATTTTTTAAAAAAAATTTTACCAAAGAGTTTATCATCAACAATGTAGAAAAGATCACATTCTGCGGCGACGATGGTGACCCTATCTACGCACACGATCTTATACCAGTGATCAAATATATTAAAAGTGTCAAACCAGTTGAGATTGTGATTGTTACCAATGGCAGTCACAAAAAGTCAGAGTGGTGGAAAGAGTTAGGTTGTACATTAGCGGACACTGACACTGTACACTTTAGTATAGATGGCTGGAACAACGAGTCCAACAACTTGTACCGTGTTAACAGTGATTTTAACAGCATACTGGCAGGTGTTGCAAGTTTGCGATCAACCAGCAGATGTCGCACAGTATGGGACGCTATTGCATTCAAGTTCAACGAAGACCATTTGATTGACATGGTAACCATGGCACAAGAACAAGGATTTGATGCTATACAAATTACTAAAAGCACAAAGTTTGGCACAGTCTATCCCAGTTACGGAGTTAACGACCCACTTGAGCCTAGTAAAAAACTTGTAAGTAACTCGCATAGATTTGAAAGAGATGTTATACTATTAAGCACTCGTGGGTTGAACAACAAAGTGCATGCAAAAAATATTCAACTTTATAAATCAGTCAACGAAGTTAACGGTGTACGACCGTTGTGTGAAATTGGCAACAAAGGTCTATACATTGATGCCCGTGGTCGACTGTTTCCTTGCTGTTGGGTTGCTAATCGCTATAGTCACAACTCTGATTGGAAAGGCATTGCTAACAAGTTTGATTTGAATCAACGTAATTTGAGCGATGCTGTAACTGATAATTTTTGGGAAACAACATTTAAAAGTTTTGGGTGGCAGGAATGCCAAACAAAGTGTAATACAAGTAGGGTAGATGAAAAATACGCAACAGAGTGGTAAAATGGTAACTACAATTCATGGCATGGCTTTTCGAATCGCAAGAAATTACGGAGTTACCCGAAGATTGTGCAGGGTTTGTTTATTTGATCACAAATAAACTAACTGGCAGAATGTACATTGGCAAAAAACTAGCAAAATTTAAACGAACAACATACAAAGTAGTCAAACTCAAAAACGGCAACAAAAAACGTAAAAAAATTCGTGGCACCATAGACTCAGATTGGCAAACATATTATGGCAGTTCTCCGGAGTTATCTCGAGATGTTGAACTGTTAGGCACAGAAAACTTCACTCGCGAAATTTTGTATTACTGTAGGTCCAAGGCTGAATGTAGTTACATAGAAGCTCGCGAACAATTCTCAAGACGTGTGTTAGAAAGCGATGATTACTACAACGGGCACATACAAGTGCGTGTACACGGTAGTCACATTAAAAATAAAATATGAAAGATCATTCAGTTCAAAACAAACTAACAATATTTTTAGGCGATGTCTCTGTTTACCTTGCAGAGATTGCTAAAGAGTATGATCAGTCTGCTTGGCTGTTAGATCAACACAATTATAAAAAAATAATGTCTCCGCTGAAATCCAGTACAACAGTATACACATCACTAGGCGATTTACCAAAAAATTTAGAAACTGTTTATAATATTCTTTGTCAGGCTGATACAATTTTTTATTGTCGACCCGAGACATGGTCAGATAACAAAAATTTTGATATCATAAACCCTGATCAAAGCACACACGGCTTTACAGAAATTTTATTATTGTTGTTACCAAAATCAATTGAAATAAAAAACTTTGATCCTTTTAGTCCATTGGATCATGACCCAATACCATTGGTTGACTGTCGTAAAACAGAAAAACCTCAGCTGTGGATTGCAGGATGTAGTATCAGTCACGGAATTGGCGTAACTTCTAGACAACGTTATGGTGCTTTATTGGCTGACGCTTTGAACTTAGAATGTAGTTTTTTAACTCGCCCTGGATCTGCTATCAACTGGGCCGCTGATCAAATTTTAAGATCGGATATACAAGCTGGCGACCTGGTTATATGGGGTTTGACGTCTTGGAACAGGTTGACTTACGTCCACGACAATAAACTATTGCAAGGCATTAACACATCCACCTATCAAGAACATCCTGAATACAACAGTATTATCGACATTGATCAGTTGCTTTCTCAACAGACATTTTACAATCATTTTTACTCTATACAACAAGTTTTAAATTATTGCAAAAAAATTAGTTCAAAATTATTCATAGTTGGCGTATTTCCTAACAACTTCAGTCTGCTGGGATTTTTACAGTCACAAAAAAATTACATACATATTCCCCATCAACTTCATTACAAAAACTCTCAACTATCACAAAAGTTTTTAGATTTAGGATCTGACGACATACATCCTGGACCTAAACAACATCAGGCATACAAAGATACTATTTTAAATTTTATAGAAGCACAATAACTTCTTATTACACAGTAAAGACTCGCACAGGTCAACATCGTGTGCCGAACAGTAGAAACCTGGACCCAGTGTCGCAGAAATCCGAAGTCTCGTCGCTGTAACGAGCACTCAATCAGTATCCTTGACAGGACCACGATCGCAAACACCTGCGGTTTGATTGTTTGAATAGAATATAAAGGGAAAAAGACGTAGCAGTGATGCTACACGTTTACGTAAGATGTTAGCGTATTTTATGTAAGCCGCCGTTGTGATAAAGACACAGCTCGAGGTACCGGACAACCGCCTCTGTAATGCTGTAACGCTAAGTGACTGTTCGTACTCGGATGATGACAGTTTTTACTTTGCCCTGTGCGGGCAAAGTGTGACCATGGTATCTGGATGATAACTGTTTCGCTTCGCTCATCTCTTAATAATACATTCATGAGCGTAAGCGAAATGAATAGAACTTCGTAGAAGTTCTCAAAGTGTGTTATAGATTAGTATCTGGCCAATCTCTAAACAAAGCATGTTGTATATCGCCAGCAACAAACTGATTGAATGACTTGTGTTTCTGTTCGAGTTCTCCTTCTAATGGAGCAACACGACGGAATGCCGAGTCCATTTGCCCCATGTCTG